TTTCCGGTGTAGCACTTACTAGAGCTCAGGATTCCTTCAATAACATTATTACATCTATGATTAATGATTACACACCAGATGGTACAAACTATAACTACGGTGATGGTCAAATTTCTGATAACCACGTGTTTGCTCGTCAAGCGCTTCAACTTAACAGAGAATTCTTAAAAGAAGAAGCAACAGCTTGGGTTAATACAAACTATGGCGGATTATCATATGATGTAAATAAATGTAAACGCGACACAGGTATTATGGTTGACGCGGTATCATACGATACACAACACGAGTCAAATACAGCAATGCTTGATGTTGCTAAACTATATTTTGAAAATGGTCTATCCACTTTAAGTACTGCTCAAAGGGCACCGACCGCTGCATTATATACTCACTTAAGTTCAGTAGCAAGTCAAATCGTTCTGAAACAAACAGTATCAAGATCAGCTGGTAATACCGTTACTCAAAATACATCGTTTGGTGTGGTTACTGTTCCAATTGCACAGCACATTACATCACTATGGAAAATCGTTGGCGATTTAATTGCTGATGACTCCTTAATCAATATGCCTGATCTTGTTGAAATTCCTACGAATACTGTAGGTGCTGAAAACTATCTATATGATCCATCTGCAACAATTATCGCAGGACGTAAAGATAATCTACAAGATACTATTACTCAATACTTAAGAAATAACTTTGGTTACCTTGAGTACGATGAGGATCGTTGCCGAAGAGATACAGGTTATATTGTTGATGCGATATCACACGATATTCAATATGGTGGTAACTCTGCAATGCATGGTACTGCTGAACTTTACTTTAAGAATGCAGTGAATATTCTACCAATTGACCAACGTCAATCAACTAGAGAAGCATTTGAATATCTTGGTAAAGTAGTTCGTTGGGTAACACGCAATGAAACAGTACCTCGTAAAGAAGGTCGCAAGTTTACACCAACAACAGCCACATACGATCCTGATACAGGCATATTTACTGCTACTATGGCAAACCACAATCTTAAAATTGGCGATTACGTTATGATCGCACCAAACAGTATTGTGTTTACATGTGCTCTAGATGGCGACGTTCATAACCACCCTGCGCCAGAAGCACATCATCCATATTACAATGCACCGATGAAAATCACTGCAAGAACTGGAACAACTATTACTATGAATGTTGGTAAAGTTCCATATGGTAAAGGTGGCGGTGCTCATACATTCGTAAGCGCAACAATGAATGCAATTACTCACCTAACTGGTAACACGGTTAGACAAGAGTTTAAACACAGAGCTGCTCGTCGCACAATCGCAGATGAAGCGATGAACTTAGCAACCATGTTGGCAAAAGTTGCTGATGATAATAGCCCAGCAAATATTCCATCAAGAATTGATCCAGATACTTCTTGGATTGAAACAGGATTGATGACTGCTAAAAATGTAATTGACGATAATTCAATTCAAATGGCGAAAGATCTACAAATACATATTGGTAACGCTTACAATGGTATATCATACTCGAAAGAGAAATGCCGCAGAGATGTTGGCGTAATGATTGATGCCGTATCACACGATGTTAACTATACCACAAACTATGCAATGATAATGACTGCAGGTCTATACTTCGAAGGCGCGCATTCAATATTACCTGCAGACCAAAGACAACAAACCGCCGAGTTCTTTACAGAGATGGCCGGCGTTGTTAAGTCAGTTGTTCAAGGTCAGACAGCGTATCAGAGAGGATTTACTTCAACTGGTGCAACATACGATCCTGATACAGGTTACTTCACTGCAACTATTGATGCTGACCACGGTTTAGAAATTGGCGATTACGTATCGTTTGAACCTGAAAGCTTTACATTCTCATGTGATGTTGGTTCTGGTCCAGTTAACCATGCGGTACCTGAGTCACATCATCCATATTACGATGTTCCTTGTCCAATCCTTTACGTTGAAGGTAACGTAATAACAATGTGGGTAGGACCAGCAGCTACTTATTCTGGTGCTCATACATTCGTAAGTGCAACTGAAGGTGGACTGAAGAAAGCGGTTAGAACTTGGACAACACAAGATACTACATCAATCACTCCAGCAACCGCGGTTGAAGGTGAAGAGGTTGCTGACTTAGTTCGTATCGTAGAGGATGCAATCAGAAGAGATAATATTGACGGTCTACCAGATATCGTTGAGCCTGACACTTCTTGGGTTAACGCTACTAAGATTGAAGCTTCAAAAATTATTGATGATAATCTTGACGAACTTGCTGACGATGTTACTAAGTTCCTTAAAGATACATTCACTATTATTGATTACTCTAAAGCTAAATGCCGCAGAGATGCTGGATATATCGTTGATGCGATGTCTTGGGATCTCAACTATGGCGGTAACTTAGCTACAAGATGGAATGCAGATTTCTATTATTGGAATAACGAATTACGTATCCCAGAAGATACAAGAGTTGCGACAGCGAAAGCATATCGTCAACTTGGTAAAATCGTAAGTCAAGTTGTTATTGGTAAGCATCCAAATCAAGCTGTTCGTTCTGAGCTAGGTACAACTACTCAAGAAGCTCAAGCGATTGAACTCGGTGATATATTACATAACGTAATGTTCTATGACTCACCTCAATCACTTGGTCCAAAAATTGAACCTAACTTTGCATGGGAAGAAAGTAAAGAGTTTAGCTTTGCTAAAGATATTTTATCTAATAACAGAACTAAATTACAGCGTGAAGTACAACGTCACATTACTTCAACATACAAATTTATCGACTTGCCTAAAACATATCGTGATGGTGGTAACTTCCTTAAAGTTCTACAAAACGATTTCAAAGGTAGAGTTATTGATCCAGTTGTTGGTACAGTTGGTTCTGATAAAGGTTCAAGATCGTTTGTTGGTGCGTTGTTTAACATCGATGCTCAACATGTATTCCCAGTATTTAATCCACCAGAGGCATATGCTGATTGGCGTAGGTTAAGATTTAAAGGTACGGTTGACAATGTTCCAGCATTGGCTGCCTTAAACTCTATTTCAAAGAAATGGGATGCAAGAATTGTATCAACTACTCCTAGCGCTAACCGTTATGTAGGTAACATTTACGTATACAACGGTGCAGGCGTTTGGAATATTATAAGTGAAGGCGCTAACAATACAGATTTACTTGACTCGTTCACTGGCGCATGGTCAAGAATGAAAACTTATATAAATAACAATATCGCTCCTGATGCAGATCATAGAACCATGGTAACCGAATTGATAGATAACCTTATCATAGACAGTGTCATAAGACCTAACTTCTTAACGTTTGGTTCGTTGGTTGAATCTATTGCTCACCAGTTTAACGGTGCATCGGCAGGTGTTAACAGAAACGCCTTACCGCTGAACTTTAGAAACGTAGGTGCCGCAATTGGTGCTAATGCCTCTGTATTGTCAGAAGGCGGAGGCCGGATCAGATGGTCAGGGTCAGACGAATTAAACAACCAGTACTTCGCAAGAGGTCTCAAAATCAACGGTAGAACAGGTCGAATTGAAGGTCGTCCGTTTACTTCATCAGTGAGAAAACTTGCACGACGTGCATCTAACAGTAGGGCATCTCTATAATGGCTATATACACAATCGCAACATCCCAGGCGCCAGATGCTAAACCGGTCGCCAAGTCCTTTACATTGACCACGAACTGGCAGACAATGATTGAGGTACCAAACTATGAAGTTCCGGAACTAGTTTTCGGTGGTTCAACTACAACAGAACCCGGTGTTGGTGAAGTTATTTCGCCACTTATCTTATGTAACTTTACAGCAAATACTGTAGCAGTTGATGTAAGAACACACAGGGAAGAAATTAATGCAGAGTTTTGGATTATTAGAAATTTACAAATTCCAGCATATGATACTGTTCCTTTACCACTCAACGGTCAATTCTTTAGATCAGGCGATCTATTAGAAATCAAATGCGATACAAACCTCGCAGTTGATGCTACCTTATCCTTTACACTTGGTCAATCCGAGGAGGATGATGTATAATGGCTTTCAAATCAATTAGCGGTTCACGAATAATTGGGCAGGGTACTCCGCAAGCAGTACCTATTCAATTAGATCCAGCCCCGTACAATGGAGCCATTGCTTATGGTTCAGACGGGTTAATTTATGTTTCTAATGGCACAGCATGGAACGCAGTTGGTGCAGGGGTTCAAGGTACATCCGGTTTACAAGGCGATGCAGGTTTACAAGGTACACAAGGTACATATGGACCGGGTTTTGACGTTATTGGTTCTGTTACTGATGTTGATACAGGTGGCGATCAGCAAGCAACTCTTAATACGGCATTCCCATCAGCTACAACTGGTCAAGGTGTTATTGATAACGCAGATGATGAGTTATGGGTTTATGATGGTGCGGTATGGGTAAACGTTGGATCGTTTAGAGGTGTTCAAGGTTTCATTGGTAACCAAGGTACACAAGGTGTGCAAGGAACTATTGGTGAAGAAGGTATTCAAGGTTCACGTGGTTTCCGTGGTTATCAAGGTACACAAGGTATTCAAGGTGCTGATGGTATCCAAGGCGTACAGGGTGTTCAAGGACCACAAGGTACTCAAGGAATTCAAGGTGTCCAAGGAGTTCAGGGAACTCAAGGAGTACAAGGGTTATTAGGTAACCAAGGTACACAGGGACCGCAATCTATTCAAGGTACTACTGGTATCCAAGGGGATCTTGGTTTTCAAGGTTTTTCTGGTGATGATGCCGGTCATGTAGTAGAATTTAGAATTAAAGATGAAATAGTACAAGCAGATCCAACTACTGGTGAAATGATTATGAATGGCGCTGCTAATCCAGCAGACGATTTTTCCGGTGTTACAAGAATTTGGATTGATGATGAAGCATTCTATAGTGTAAATCTTGAAGGTTTATACACAGCAATCGCCGCATCATCTTCTACAAACAAAGCTTATATGAAGATTACTCTTCGCAACAATCCTGATGATTATGTTATATTCTCAGTTCAGGCAGCTACTGACCAAACAGGTTATTGGCAATTAGATGTTACTTATGTAGCAGGCGAAGGCGTTAAGGGCGATTTTGTTCAATTAGATACACCAACTCCGGGTACAACACAGCGTTTACCAGTATTGGTTGCATTTAATATATCTGGTGACAGAGGTTTCCAAGGTATTCAAGGACCACAGGGAACTCAAGGTGTCCAAGGCGTTCAAGGTATTTTAGGCTTCCAAGGTATTCAAGGACCACAGTCAATCCAAGGTACTACTGGTATGCAGGGTATCCAAGGACAAAAAGGTATTCAAGGTAGCCAAGGAACACAGGGTCTACAAGGGCTGCAAGGTGTTCAATCAGTACAAGGTGTTCAAGGTTTACAGGGTCTACAAGGTGGAACCGGTGTTCAAGGTATACAAGGTACTCAATCTGTTCAAGGTGTGCAAGGCGTCCAAGGTGGAGCTGGTTTACAAGGTAACCAAGGTACACAAGGCGATCAGGGAACACAAGGAGTTCAAGGTGCGGTTGGACATTATGGTGGTTTAACTTACGAGTGGGATTTCCTTAATAATAACACTGCTTCTACATTCCCAGGAACTAGTAAATGGAAAATAAACAACGCTGATGTTTCGTTAGCAACTGTTTTAACACTTGACGATATTCCTTTAAATAACTACACTAACGATGTTGATGAAGTATTTGATTGGCTACAAACTATTCCACAAGGGTCAGGTTCAAAAGGCTTAATTGTTGTTGAATCATTTGACGATGGTAATGGGCCGGGTGGTCACCATCAAGTTGTATACGAATTCACAAACTTTACATGGGATGGCGCTGGAAAAACATTTGGTTGGTTCGATGTTACTTATGTTGGTTCATATGGCTTGCCTAATAATAATTGGCAAACAGATGTTATTGATACATTACACCCTGCTAAAACATTAATTAACTTTGTTCCACGCGGCGAAGCTGGTACCCAAGGTGTACAAGGCGTACAGGGATTACAAGGTTTACAGGGTCTACAAGGGCTGCAAGGTACTCAAGGACCACAGTCAATCCAAGGTACTACTGGTATCCAAGGTGCTCAAGGTATTCAAGGTCAAGAAGGTGCTCGTACATTTATTGTAACAAATAATGGCACAAGTGATTATTTAATTGATGGTGTAGCTGATCCAACAATTCACCTTATCCGTGGATTTACTTATATCTTTGATGTAAGCGCAGCAGGTCACCCGTTTGAAATTAGAGTTGCCCAAGGTGGAGCTGCTTATAATACTGGTGTAACAGGTAACGCGTCAGCAAGCGGTTTAATTATATTCCGAGTACCATTTGATGCTCCTGCATCGCTTTATTATCAGTGTACAGTACATGCTGCAATGGGTGGCGATATTGTTACTTCAGATCTTGGTCCTCAAGGTACACAGGGTGTTCAAGGTATACAAGGCATTCAGGGTATTCAAGGATTACTAGGTTTCCAAGGTACGCAAGGTCCACAATCAATTCAAGGTACTGATGGCTTCCAAGGTGACTTAGGTTTCCAAGGCGTTCAAGGTGTGCCGGGACTTGTTGGTCCGCAGGGTACTCAAGGTACTGATGGTCTACAAGGTGGATCAGGTGTTCAAGGTCAAACAGGTTCGTTTGGTGGTGTTACTTTTGATTACACATTTAGCACAAATACTGCTACATCAGATCCGGGTGTAGGTACACTTAAGTTCAATAATGCATCGTTTAACTCTGCAGGTAACCTGTATATGGACGATAGAGATGATAACTTTACAGACATTCAACCATTCCTTAGAACTATTGATGACTCAACAAGCCCTATCAAAGGTCACTTTAAGTTATCTGAAAATGGTGCTCCGGAAAACTTTGCGGTATTTACTATCACTAGTGTTCAGGAAGTCGCAGGTTACTTTAACATAATATGTTCATATGTAAATGGTTCAGTTACAAGTATGACTGATGGACTTGATGTTGTAATTACTTTCGCAAGAACTGGTGACTTAGGTGCCACTGGTTCACAAGGTACTACTGGTATCCAAGGTGATACTGGTATTCAAGGTTTAGACGGTGGAATTGGTACAGTTGGTGCTCAAGGTACTCAAGGATTACAAGGACTTCAAGGTTTAGACGGTGTTGGTGCTCAAGGTGCTACCGGTTTCCAAGGAGCATCTGGTCCACAAGGTACTGATGGTGAACAAGGTGAAGAAGGTGAAGTTGGTGGCGATGGACCACAAGGTGTACAAGGTAGCTTTGGTTTACAAGGTGGCGATGGCTTCCAAGGTATGCAGGGTTTCCAAGGTCCACAAGGTATTGGTGCTCCGGGTGCGGCAGGTTTCCAAGGTAACGATGGTTTCCAAGGTACTCAAGGTCCTCAGGCTTCTCAAGGTATACAAGGTATTACAGGTCCAATAGGATTTGGTACTCAAGGTGTACAAGGTATGCAAGGCTTCCAAGGAGCTGAGGGTTTCCAAGGATTTGGCGGTAACCAAGGTACTGCAGGTGAAGGTAATCAAGGTGCACAAGGTGGTAACGGTTTCCAAGGTTTCCAAGGTGGATTAGGTTTCCAAGGACCAAACGGTTCAGGACAACAAGGTGTTCAAGGTTTCCAAGGTGCCGCAGGTATCGGTGATACTGGTTTACAAGGTGACAATGGTCCATCTGGTCCACAAGGTATTTCAGGTGAGTCTGGTGAAGGTGGTGTTCAAGGTTATGAAGGCTTCCAAGGATCGCAAGGTTTACAAGGTATTTCAGGTGGCGTTGGTGGAACTGGTACACAAGGTTTCCAAGGTACTCAAGGTGCTGATGGTTGGCAAGGTGTACAAGGTGCAACCGGGTTTGGTGCACAGGGTGTTCAAGGTATACAAGGTATGCAAGGTGACTTAGGTTTCCAAGGTGCTATTGGTGGCGGTGTTCAAGGTTATCAAGGTACTGCAGGCTTCCAAGGGGATTACGGTTTCCAAGGTACTCAAGGTGTTCAGGGACCGGGTAACGAAGGTGGTGTTGGTAACTTACAAAACATTCACACATCTCCATTACAGGATACTGCGTTATTCATTCCATTCTTTGAAGCTGGAGCAGACCAACGACCGTTGATGGCCACGTTAGGACCTAACCCAGGTGGTGAACAAAACTTCTTCTATACATCTGGAGATGATGAGCTTAGTGTTGAAAACATTGATGCTGCTGGTAACATGACTGTTGGTGGTACATTAACCGCAGGCAATCTTACAGGTATTACATCTGATATGAACTTACCTGATGATACGTACTTTGGTTTTGGTACTACTAATGCAATGAAGCTTGGTGTGGAATCAGGTACTGGTGCATTCTTATTAGATGCTGATACAACTACAGTAACATCAGTTAGGATTGAAGAAAGAGCAGGCGGTACTGCGGTATTTACTTTTGATACAACAACCGGAGAATTTACTGCAACAGGCGATATTACTACAAACTCTGATGAAAGACTTAAAGAAAATGTTATTACTGTTGATAACGCACTTTCTAAAGTTACAGACTTGCGTGGTGTATATTTTAACAAGAAAACAAATCCTGATGCCAGAAAAATTGGTTTAATTGCTCAGGAAGTTGAAAGAGTTATTCCTGAAGTTGTGATTGAAGATAAAACTGAAGATAAGATTAAATCAGTCGCATATGCCTCATTAGTCGGTCTGTTAGTTGAAGCTATCAAAGATTTAAAAGATGAGGTTGACCAAATTAAAGGTCAATAATTCTTGCAAATCTCAGTCATTATAAGTGAGGGGGTCAAGCGATTGTGCCTCCTTATTTTTTATAAATAGATAAAAGTAATAAAGAGATGAAAAAATGGGATCCAAAGCAAATATCTATATAGATCAAGGTACTGATTTTCGTATTACGTTGGAAATGTTCGACGGAGACGATGATGATTTGGTGATAAACACATTTAGTTTTTTCGCAGACTTAAGAAAAATGTATTCATCAAAACGCGCAGCGGAATTCGTTGTAGAGAAAAACGAGAATGACATTACACTAGTTTTAGAGGCTGATGTTACAGCCAATCTAAGGCCGGGAAAATACGAGTATGATGTTTTAATGAGAAAATCCAGTGGTGAAATGTCCAAAATTGTTGAAGGTCTAGCAATAGTTATACCAACAATCACGGAGGTTTAGCAGTGAGCATTAAAGTAAAAGTAGGTCAGTCCAATAAGATTAGGATTGTCGCAGCCGCTGAGAAAAAACCACTCATTACGCCAGATTCCATTACGCTTGGAATTGATACAGTTGGTCAATACGTTGCAAAAGTTGATGCAGGTTCTGGTATTATCGTTACACCAGAACTTAATACAGAGAATGCAAATCTTGTTATATCTCACGCAGCTACATCAACGGAAATAAGTTCTAATAATGCCGGTTTAGTATTTGCTGGTAATATTGATTTAGACCAATATGGTCACATTACTCAATTTAATAATCGTTCGTTTAGCGAAGACAACTTTGCTTATTCTAATAACGTAATTTCAACTAACGATATTACACTTGGTACAACAGCCTTAACTCTTGGTGAGTCTTCAAACAATATCGTTGGACTTACAACATTTGAAGCAGGCGGTGTTGAATTATTTGATGGTACATTTACTGCGAATGCCAACATAACATTTGACCCAGGTTCTAATAACGTTGTGGATATGTCTTTCCATAGAGTTTCTGGTATACTTGATCCTATTGATGGATTTGATGCTATTAACAAAACGTATCTTGAGTTTGAATTAGATCGTGTTGAAACAACGATTAAAGTTTTTGACGATCCTATTATCGCAACTGATGCTACAAACAAAAGATATGTTGATAATTTAGTACAGGGTTTCGTGGTTAGACCACAGGCTCTTGCCGCAACGACAGAAGATTTAGGTGCCACGTTTGAAACAGGAAACTCGACGGTACGTGATACTCTTACTATTCCGCCAGTTAACTTTTTATATATCGACGATGTTACTACTTGGACACTTGGCAAAAACCTTCTCGTTAAAGACCAAACTGATAAAACACAAAACGGTTCTTATGATGTAATCCAAGTTGGTTCTGCCAATACTGAATGGATATTCCAAAGAGCTGATTTCAATACAAGCGAACAACTTCCGGGTTCATACGAATTTGTTACTGACGGTACAATTAATGGTGGTACAGGTTGGGTTTCTACAGTTCTTGATGCTGCTAACTTTAACCTTAATACAGACCCTGTTGAATGGGCTCAGTTCCAAGGTGAAGGTACATTTACAGCAGGTGCTGGTTTAGTCCTTAACGGAACTCGATTTAGTGTAAACGAAACTCTTCCATTAAATCAGATTAATCCAGTAGGTGATGATTTAATAATCTCAGGAACAAGCGCAGTTCGTTTACCACAAGGTACAACACTAGAAAGACCAACTGAAGCAACTGGTCAAATTCGCTTTAATACTCAGGATAGCCAATTCGAAGGTTATGATGGAGTTGCATGGGCAGGCTTAGGTGGTACTGTTGATGTTGACCAAGATACAAAGGTTATAGCAGAAAACAGCCCAGGGTCTGACGACGATCAATTACAATTCTTTACTGGCGGTTCTAGAGTTGCTATGATGAATGCGAACAATGTTACCACTTTCTATGGTGATGTTAATGTTCCTGTCATATCAACTTCCCTAAGACCAAATGTAACCGGTTCTTTAACACTCGGTGCACCAAATTATAACTTTGATAAAATCTTTACAGGTAAGCTTGGTTCAGACGATGAGTTAATTAGAATTGATACTAATGGCGCGTTGGTTATGCCAAAAGGTACGACCGCTGAAAGGCCAGTTGGTATCGTTGGTGGATTACGCTATAATACTGAAGATGCTCGGTTTGAAGGTTACGATGGTACTGCTTGGGCTGGTCTTGCTGGCTCAGTTATGGATCTCGACAGAAATACATATATCATTGCTGAAACCGCTGCAGGTGTTGATAATAACGATTTAGATTTCTATACTGCCAATACTCAAAGAATGCAAATTGATGAGCTTGGTAATTTAAACTTTGGTCAAAATCTTAATCAAATTGTACTTAATTATAACACAGGTAATTTAGAAGTCAATACTAAAATTGTTTCAAATGCTAACTTAGTACTTGATCCTACTGGTAATATTGATGCCGCAAATAATACAATTACTAATGTTGCTGACCCAGTTAATCTTAGTGATGTTGTTACTCTTAATTATCTTGGCGGATCATTCTCTTCTAAATTACAAATTGAAGATGGTGCTAATTCACACTTAACGGATATTGACTTACTACAAAATCCAACATTAAATCTTGGCCGTGGTTTAGAACTTCAGGATATTGATAGTGCAAACAACGAATTAAAAATTGGACTTGATGTTACTGGCGTTTCTGCTGAAATGTATGGTACTGATGGATTTACTCCTCGTATACGTATTACTGAAGATGGTAGAATTGATTTTGCTACAGACATTCCATTAGAATTACAAGCTAACGCGATTCCAAACTTTACTGAAACATCACGTGATATTATTGGTTTGATGTTTACAGACGGTAATGCAAATGGTGCAGGTGTATTTGCCGTAAACGATGATGTCAACGATGTAATGAATCTCTTTGCAGATAACTTCACTATTACACTGGGTGGAGACCTTGATGGTTCGGCACAAGTTACAAGACTTACAGATACAACTATTGATGCTGATATTACTACACAGTATGTAAGGTTTATTTACCCAGACGGAATTACATCTGGTGTTACAGTTAACCAAGAGTTTATTGGTACAGGAGCTAACGCAAACGTTGCGATTGGTTTAGATTATAGCCATCTTGATACGGTTTATGCCACGCTTGATGGTTCAACATTCACTGGTAACGTATTTGCTCCGAGATATTTTGACTCAGACAATAATAACTACTATGGCGATTTTGCTGGAGAAACAAGACTAAACCAATTAAGAGTTGGTTATGGTCTAACATTCTCGCAAATTGGATTTGCTGATGGTCCCGGATCTCAGTCAACGCTTTACGCCGGTCAAGGTAAAATTGGTTTCCTTGATAATACGTTTAACTTCTCTGCTTATTCCGAAAGGTCAACCGGTAATTGGTATGTAAACAATAATGTATTAGCAGAAAAATTTGTTGATACAGATGCCACATCTTACTTCTTACATCCGGGTGGTACAGACTCTATATTCAAAGCACTTGAAGTTGATGGTAATTTAAAATCAGGTTCAGTTTTAATTAATAACAGAACAGTTTCTACAGACGCAGGAACTGGCCACGATTTAATTCTTGACTCTGATACAAACGAAATAAGTGTAAGTAATAATATAATTAAAGATCTTGCTGACCCTGTTAGTTTACAGGATGCGGCAACTAAGGCTTACGTTGATGGTGTAGCACAAGGGTTAAGAGTTATTCCTTCTGCTCTTGCAGCAACGACTGCTGATTTAGGTGCAACGTATAATCATGGAAATGGTACACTTACTATTCCTGCTAATATTATACTTGACATCGACGGTGTAGCAAATTGGTCTCTCGGAGATAGAATTCTTGTTAAAGATCAAACTGCTTCACTAGAAAATGGTTCCTATGAAGTTACTACAATCGGTAGCGCGGCTATTGATTGGGTAATTACTCGAGGTGAATACTTTAATGAAACCTCGGAAATCCCAGGAGCCTTCCAATTCGTAACTGATGGTACTATAAATAATGGTACTGGTTATGTTGCGACGGTAACAGATGCTGAAACATTTGCGCTTGGTACTGACGACGTTATTTGGTATCAATTCTCTGGTGCGGGTACATACTCGGCTGGAAGCGCGTTAACATTAACTGGTACTGAATTCTCTATAACCGATGGTGATATCACTAACGCTAAATTAGAGAACTCTACGTTTACAGTTATTGATGAAAGTGGTGCAACATCTGATATATCTCTAGGCACAAATCTAACCTTTACTGGTACTGATGGAGTCGATACTACAGTAACTGCGGGAAATGTCGCAATTGCTATTAATGAAATTGACGGTGGAACGTTTTAATTTATTAAAACTATATTATTGATTATTAAGATATATATCTATTATAACAAAGGGGCATACATATGTCAACAATAAAATTACGCCGCAGTTCAGTTGCGGGGCGTGTACCTACAGTTGCACAGTTAGATTTTGGTGAAATCGCCATTAACACTGCTGACGGTAAACTATATTTTAAAAAATATGATGCCGTTGCTAACACAGAATCAATTATCGATGTATCGGCAGACTTAGATGCCAGCGCGGTTCTTACCCTCCTTAAAACAGTTGATGGCGTAGGATCCGGCCTTGACTCAGACCTATTAGATGGTCAGTCTGGCGATTATTACTTAGATTATAATAACTTTACGAATGTACCACCTGCTACTTTAGACCTCACATTAGACGGTAAAGTAACAGGCAATGCATTCTCTAATACTGGTGTTATGACTCTTACAACAGAGTTATCAAATACTGGTGTAACCGCAGGCTCGTATGGTTCGGCTTCTCTTGTACCCGTTTTCACGGTTGATGAAGATGGTCGAATTACTACAGCCAATACCGTTTCCGTGGCAGGTGTGGCAAACACTACATGGACTATTGCTAATAATACATTTACTATTGGTACCGCTGATGGTAACTTTTACGACACACTTATTGATACGTTTACCGGCCTTGGTGTTATTGGAAACATTACAGTAACAGGCTTGGTAGATGGCCGGGATGTTGCTGCCGACGGTGCAAAGTTAGATTTATTAGAAGATGGATTGGATCTCACATTAACTGGTAAGGTTACGGGTACAGCTTCTTCAAATACTGGTGTAATGACTCTTACTACTGAGTTAGCAAATACTGGTGTAACAGCAGGCTCATATGGTTCGGCAACCGCCGTTCCGGTAATTACTGTTGACGAAGACGGGCGTTTAACATCTGTCACAACATCTTCAGTATCTGGCGTTGATGACTTTTCTTGGATTAGTGCAAACAACACTTTGGCATTACAAACAGGTGATGGTACAAGCTATTACGTTGAGGTTGATACCTTTGGACAGGATATTGATGTAACAGGTAATATTACTGTTACTGGCAATGTTGATGGTAGAGACGTTTCGGTTGATGGTGCTAAACTCGATTTAATTGAAGATGGCGCAACCGCTGACCAAACTGCTGCCGAAATCCTTGCGGAACTTATTACAGTTGATGGTACAGGAACTGACTTAGATGCTGATAAACTTGATGGATTACATGCATCAGATATTTTATCACAGGCTGCAAATACTGCGGCAAACCAAATCGGAAATGGTAATGTTACAGTTCAAGGTGGATCAGGACTAACTGGTACTGGAAACTTTAACTTAAATGATTCCATTAATACAATAATTACAATAACCCACGACGATACATCTTCAGTTGTTGATACTTCATTAGCATCAGGTCGTGTACTCACTGGTCTAACCTTTGATACGAATGGTCACGTACTAACACATGCAAATACACAACTTGACGATCGTTATTATACCGAAACAGAATTAGATGCTGGTCAACTCGATAACAGATACTTTACTGAAACCGAATTAACAAGCGGTGAACTTGACAGTCGTTATTATACAGAGACCGAGCTAGATAATGGTGAACTTGACAGTCGTTATTATACAGAGACCGAGCTAGATAATGGTCAACTTAATTCTCTTTATTACACAGAGACTGAATTAGATAATGGTCAACTTGATAGCAGATATTATACTGAAACAGAGTTAGATGCGGGTCAATTAGACAATCGCTATTATACTGAAACTGAAGCTGATAACAGATTTGTTAATGTTACTGGTGATACGATTACAGGTAACTTAACGGTTGAAGGCAACTTAAGTTTAGACCAAAGTACATTTATATCATCAACAACCACGACAACTACAACAAGCTCGACAAACATTCACGCATTTCCGTATAGTAGTTTTAGTGGTGCTGAATATACAGTAACCGCAACTGAAGGTACTGATCGTCAAATAACTAAACTATTGGTTACACACGACGGGTCAACCGCAATTGCTACTGAATACGGCGTTGTGTTTACGAGTACAGAGCTAGCAACGTTTGATGTTGAAATTGATGGGTTTCTCGTTAAACTTAATGTGAATTCAAGTTCAGCATCTTCAACAGTATATAAAATTGCGGGAACACTGATTAAGTAATCATTATAAATACAATAAAGAATAAGCCTAACTGGGGAGAGTGAACCGAATGGCAAATGATAAGAAATTCATAGTAAAGAACGGTCTTCAATCGGAGAATAACGTTCTTGTCGGCACATCCTCTGATGATGGTGTAAATAAATTACAAGTATCAGGCACAGCCAAACTTACAAGCACAGGCTCATCGGTTCCAATTACTGTTGAGAACACAGGAGGTATTGATACTCCTTTAATGGATTTTGCAGGCGGCGTAGGTGCATTACGAATTAAAAATACAGGTAGTGGTGACTACAGTATTTACAATACCTCAGGCTCAAACGAAATAAAATTTAATGATAATACGGCAAGCGGTTTGGTATTCAAAGCCGGTAATAACGTCCAGCTTACAATTAATACTACTGAAGCGGATTTTACTAATGTTCCTTCCATTAACGGCGTACCAGTTTGGTATAGTGGTAACGATGGTACAGGATCAGGCTTAGATGCCGATTTTCTTGATGGAATTGACTCATTATCGTTTGTTCGTTCTGACCAAAATGATACATTGGACGGTGATTATATTATCACTGGTAACCTTACAGTACAAGGTACACGTACCGAAGTTCAATCAGAAACAGTTTTAATTGCCGATAACTTAATTACTCTTAATAGTAATTTTACTACAGGAGCTCCGACAGAAAATGCTGGTTGGGAAGTTCTTCGTGGTAATTTACCAAATTCATCTTTACAATGGGATGAAACAAATGATTGGTTTAAACTAATATCAGGAGGTACAGACTTAGGTCGTATTATTACAACTGATGATGAAGGTGCAGGTAACTTATTTGATGCTGACACGGTTGATGGATTAGAAGCTGCTCAGTTTATTCGCTCAGATGTTAACGATGTTGCTACAGGTAACTTAGAGTTTGAAGGTACAGTTGCTATTGGTGATGGAACTGGCTCAGCACTACTTACTATGCGTGGTGCGGGTAACAATAGAGTTATGGCATCAGACAATGGTAAAATTGGTTTCCTTGATGGCGTATTTGCTTATCAAACATATTCAGATTTAAATGGAGATTGGACTGTTGGTCGTAATCTTATTGCTGATAAATTTTTAGACTCTGCTGATAATACATATCTATCTTGGCCTTCTGATACATCTAGGTTAAATAACATCAGTCTTGTTGGGACAATTTCGCACGATGGCGATGCTGATACATATATTAATTTCCCGGCTGCTAACCAATTTGAAGTTTATACTGGTGGAGGTCAAAGGTTATTAATTACTGACACTGACGTAACATCATTAGTTGATGTAAAGGCTCCTCGCTATTTAGATAGCGGTAATAATGCATATCTTGGTGACTTTGCTGGTACATCTGTAATGAATACGATTGGAATTGACAGCGATCTTTTCCATAATGGTGATACCGATACTAAGTTATCATTTGATACCGACACAATCAATTTAAACACAGGTGGAGCAACAAGATTAGCAATCACTGATACGTCGGTTACATCATCAGTTGACTTAATCGCACCAAGGTTCCTTGACTCAAGTGACAATAACTTTTATGCTGATCCTGCCGGTACATCGGTATTTAATAACCTTGGGATTAACGATGACTTATTCCATAATGGTGATACTAATAATAAGATTTCTTTTGGCGCAGATACGCAAACATTTACAACAAATGGCGCTGCACGATTAACTCTTAATAATTCAAATGCAACATTCACGTATAATGTTCTTGCACCACAATTTGTCGACTCTGATAATAACTCATATTATGGTGACTTTGCTGGTACATCGGTAATGAATAATATTAGTTTACAAGGTGATATTATTCATCAAGGAGATGCTGATACACTTATTACATTCTCTGCTGCAAACGAATTTAAAGTAAGAACTGGTGGTTCTGATAGATTATTCGTAAGAGATTCTGGTGTAACTGCCGTTGACAATATGAAAGCACCGGTATATTATGATACATCAGGAACCACAAATTATTTGGATCTTGGTCAAACTGGTGCTTCTGACTCACTTAGAGTTGGTGGTCGTATTAATGTTGGAGCAGGCACAGACTTTAATCTTGTAGATAATAACTCAGGCACTGGCGGAATTATGATCGCGCCATACGCAGGATTAGGTGCAACTACTAACCCTACAATTTCAATCGCTGGTAATAATGGCGGGCTATCGCTCTTATCACTTAATAGAATTGACATTGGTGGTAATCCATACCAAAGTAAAAATGCTTATTGGGCAGAGTTCTTATCAGATGGCGCAGCGGCGTTCTCTATTCGTGGTGATAACTCAAGGAATGCTTACTTTATATCTGATGCAGACCAAGGAGTTTACTTCTACGATAGTGGTGCATCAACTAGATTAGCAATGCTTAGCACAGGGGATATTACAATCGGTAATGACTCAGTCGCATATACTCAACATGATAATACACCGATATTAAATAGCGGAACAAAAACAGATAGTAAACTTCACATAGATGGATCGCTTCAACTTAATGGTACTGATGATGCATATGTTGTCGGTAATGGAACTGCTACATTCCTAAGAATGGATGAACTTGGCTTTGGTCAAGGTGGCGGTTTCTATATGAACGATGCCAACAATCTTAGAATTAGAAATAATAAATTACTCACATCAACAGGTAATGCTTCATTCGCTCAATACCTAGATGCAGATGATGTTTTATTCTACGGTGACTTTGCTAGTACATCACGAATGAATAATATAAGTCTTGTCGGTGAAATTATACACGACGGAAATACTAATACTAAAATTGGTTTTGGCGCTGACCAAATTATATTTACTGCCGGTGGAACCGCACAGCTTGATGTATATTCAACATATGCTGAAGCTGCAACAGATATGCGTTCTCCAATATTCTCTGATGCTGGTGGAACTTACAAGTTTGAGCCAAATACAGCCAATGCTCATAGGTTCACAACACCAACTGGTACTTTAGATATTGGATCTAAGGTTGCAGGGTCAGCTCAGTTTGATACAGACAGAGCAATATTCCTATTCAATAAGAGAGTGAATTTCAACGGCGGCATATCAGCAGCCGATGCCAATGACATGGCATATTTCCCTACTTATTACGATTATAATGACAACGCTTATTATGGTGACTTTGCTGGTACATCAGTAATGAATAGAATTGACTTAGACGATTATATTAGACATAAAGGTGATGAAGATACATACTTCGGTTTCTCAGCCGCTGGTATCTATAAATTGTTTATCAATAATACACAGAGATTAAACATTGATGATAACTCTGCTGACTTTAACCTTGATGTTTACGCTCCACGTTATTATGACTCAGGAAACAATGCTTATTATTTAGATCCTGCTTCAACATCTATACTTAATGTTGTTAGAACAAATCAAATCCAAATGGATGGCAGTTCTCTAACTATCGACTCACCATCAGGTCCTAAAGGGACTATTATGGTTGAAGGCGAAAGAGATGGTTATGCAGGTTATATGATTAGTAATGACTGGGGCTTTATATCCAGCGGTGCTACAGAGATGGGTCTGTATAACGAGACTGATAATGAATGGTCACTGACTGCAAACAGAAATAACTTTACAAGATTACATTCAAATAACATTCACCAAATTGGTGCTGAAAACGGTTATGGTTCTGCTCCAAACAGTATGCGTTCTCCAATATTCTATGATTTAAATAACGCTGCATTTTATATGCAACCGTCTGGTCAATCTAGACTTAAATCTGTTAAGGCAGGCGATAGCGCAATCTTTAATAATACTACATATCCACTTGAAGTTAAGTCTGCACAACAACGTTTGATCGTTTTACAAAATACTACTGCTGATGCTAACTTCCCATCTATATTCCACCAAACAAGAAACTCTCGCTCTGCGATGGGTATTTCGTTTAATAATATAGGTGAGCGTTTCTGGTTCTCAGAAAATGGTGACATACAAGCTTATGGCGCTGGTATATTTGGATCACTTGCTCTTAATGGTGGTAATGAAAATCTTGGATTGTTAAAAACGTATGGCTCTGGCCTTGCTGATATGAAAATGTTTGATGCATCAGATTATTGGGATAAACGAGTTATCCAACCAATGCAAGGTATTGAAAATAGCGCAACTACATCTACCAGTGATTATGTTTTAAATGGTGATGGCCCATTCGCATCAAGTTATGTATTAAGAACTAACGGTTACAGAGATTTTGACTCTGACTTTATTCCAGTTGAGCCGGGAGAAACAATTTATGCAGAACAGGCAGTACGACGCATCAGTGGTACTGGCGGTTTATTTTACTTAGGTGTTAGACAATACGATAAAGATAAAAATCCAATTGCTGCTAACGATGGTATTGTATACTTCGCGGCATCTGCGGTTGACCACACCGCCACAGGCTGGACTGAATATAAAGGTGAGCATACGCTTCCAACTACCCATACGCCATTTAATGGTTCAGATGGTGCAGGTGTTCGGTTTGTTAGATTAGTTTCTCTTATGAACTTTGCGCCAAACGGTGCAACTCGTGAATTTGGTCCACCAATTCTAAAGAGAGTTGATGTACAATCGAGTATAAAAGCTGAAGGATTAACTGTCGTTACTGATGCTTCAATCGGTGGGGATCTTACTGTTACTGGTGATGTTTCTGCAGACAACATATCAGCAAATATTATTGATGCTGGTAGGTTTAGAGATCTTAACGATACTAACTATTATATTGAACCAAAAGGTCCATCTAAAGTCGCAGGTAACTGGGATTGGACAAATGGTAATATTAATAACGTAAACAAATTAACATTCAACGATCCGGGACCGTCTGAAGGACTAGCATGGAACGGCGGAAACCTATGGCAAATTTATGAGTCACCAAATGACTTAGCAACAAATTCTGGTGGTAATTTACAATTTACATCTGGCGCCGGTAATGGTACATATCGTTTACGTGTTGAGTCTGACGGTGATGTTTGGGCTGGACGTTATTCATATGCTCAAAGGTTTTATGACTCTAATAACTCAGCTTATTATGCTGACCCTGCTTCAACATCTGTATTTAACGAAATACGTGCTGATGAATATATCAGACATAATGGTGATACAAATACATATATCAGATTTATTGGCGCTGACGATATGCAGTTGGTTGCTGGTGGAACTCAAATGCTTAGAATGGCAGAGGGTACTAACCCAGACAGACTAAGATTTGTTACTGACGATAACTGGACTGATGCTAATGGTGATTGGGCTATGTCTCGTAATGTTGTTGTAACAGGTACGCATACTGCTCTAAACGGTTCTTATGCAAGTCGGTTCTATGACTCAGACGATAATGCTTATTATTTAGATCCTGCTTCAACATCTCTTACTAATGTTCTTCGTGCAAACGCAGTTCAATTTGGTGGCTCAACTTATCAATTAGATACATCTACTGGTAATTATGGTTCCATTAGTGTAACTGGTAATAAAGGTGGTTACGCAGGTTATGCTATTAACGATGACTGGGTATTCATGTCAAGTGGAGCTGGTATTGCTGGTATCTATAACGATACGAACAATCAGTGGGCTACGATCTATCGCCAAGCAGGTGATACAGAACTTCATTGGGCTGGTACAGAACAAGCCTCTACTAAAGATGGTTTCTTCTTAGGTACTAATCAGTTACGTTCACCAATTTGGTATGATAGTGATAACACTGCATATAAAATTGATGGTAACGGTACTTCAAGACTATTAACACTACAAGTTGATAACGTAATCCAAGGTAATGTTGATGGTTATGCTCAAACATTGTTACGAAAAGATAACCGTATTATTGAACCAAATGAAGATACTGCGGGTCGACTAACGTTTGGTTTCACATCTTGGAACAACGATAACACTGCACCATATGCCGATTACTTACACTTAAGATCTTACACAGACTCTTCTGGTGGTTCAGATAACTTATTGATGTTTAAAAAGTCTGGTCGTGGTATGCGTCTATGGCAACAGTCATGGAACTCAGGTACAGCCTATTCTTCTTATTCTGATATTGCTATCTATAACGCTAACCCAGGTGGTGGTACAAGTTCATACTTCTATGCAAGTAGATTAGTTGACTCAGATAATACGTCTTTCTATATGGATCCATCAAATACATCAAAAGTTGATGTTATTCAGTTTGCTGATGGTGGTGAAGCTCAATTTATTACGGGTGCTGGTAATGTTCGTGGTTATATCCAAGCTACTGATACAAACGATAATCATTTAATTATTGCTACATCGGGTGGTGAAGACATCGCATTTAAAGATGGCGGATTATCCGGAACAACAAATCTTCTCGTTCGTGGTGACGGTAATGTATTCGTAACAGGCGGAGCTTACGCTGGCAGATATTACGATAGAGATAGCACAGGTTATTATGGTGACTTTGCTAGTACATCGGTAATGCACACACTTGATATTCGTTCTGAAGTATATAACGATGGTTGGTTCCGTAACGATACAAATGGTAGAGGTTTATATAACACTGCAACAGGTCAGCATTTCTATTCAGATAATGATGACTATTGGAACATTGCTGGTGGTTCATCTGCTAATGGTATACGATTTAGAGATGAAAACGCCGGTACTATTCGAGGTTATGTATATGCAAATAACTCGAATGATATTGGTTTCCTTAATAATAGTGCAGGATGGGCATTAAGAACTCGCGGTGGTACAACTGAAGTATATGGTAATATGTATGCCGATGTTTATTACGATCGTAACAACTCTTCATACTTCTTAAATCCAGCCGGTGACAACAGTTTTGCTGGCGATGTTCGAGCAAATAGGTTTATACATAAAGATGATGTATCACAAGACGATACGTTTGGTTTATACTTTTCATCTAATGAATCAGCTGCTTATGCTATTTACCGTGAAGGCGGTGGTTGGTCATATCGTTACCCTGATTTAAGAATTGCTTTCCATACAGGTATTAAGTTTGGTGCTAATGCAAACTATAATGGTATGCGTTTCTATGATGACTACAACATGAATAATCAGGTTATGTCAATCAACAATGCGACTGATCCATTAGGTGCTAATGATGTTTATGTAAATAACTCATTACAAGCACGTAGTTCATTAAGAGCTCAAATATTCTATGACAATAATAACACGGGTCGTTATACAGACCCTGCATCTACATCTCAAATGAATGTTGTACGAGCTGACCAGTTTGATATGCGTGATCGTGGTGACTTTATTACCTTATACGGTGATAACAGCACAAACCACTCAATCTCTGCTAGAGATCTTAATGGTAACACTTCTGACGATATTCGTATCAACTCATATGGTTCTGTGTATATTAACTTAGACTCAAATAACAACAATACTTCTGGCGCAGACTTCTATATTGGCCGACACGGTCAGGCAACTGGTGGTATTGGTAACTCTGACTTGTTTAGAGTTTATGGTGATGCAAACTATGCTTACTCAGGATTTAGCTTCCGTGCGCCTATCTTCTATGACTCAAACAACACCGGTTATTATTGTGATCCAGCATCGTTTTCTAACTTTAATACAGGTATGAGAGGCAACGATATTTATGCTAGGAGTTGGCTCCGAAATGATTCAGCACGCAATGGATTATATAACCAAGGTACAGGTGGACACTTTTATTCTTATCAAGGTCAGTATTGGGCTGCTACTGGTAACAATAACTCTTCATCTATGTCTTTCCAACTTAGAGCGACATATAACGGTACAATGTGTCGTTGGATGTATGGTGACAGAACATGGTCCGGTGATTTAAATGCTGCAGGACAATGGCAGTTAAGAACTCGCCACCAAGATGGTTATTCACCATGTATTAGATTTGAAGAATCAGGTAACGAAAGCTGGACAGGTAACCCAGGAAACGACGTTGGTAAAATTGAATATCACTCAAACCGTTTCTATATCGTTGCAGGCGGAAACTCAAACAGAATTTGTCAGTTTAGACAAAATGGTTCTGATAGATCTTATATCGCAAACGATGGTGTGTTTGTTGGTACGGCTACGTCAGCAAGATGGGCTGACCTTGCAGAGAGATATGAAGCAGACGCGATTTATGGTCCTGGGTATATCCTAGGTATCGGCGGCGATAAAGAAGTAACATTGTATCAACCCGGAATGCCAGTTGCTGGTGCGGTTTCTACAAATCCTGCATACAGAATGAATGAGCATATTGAATATGACAACGATGACTCTATTGAGTCTAAGATGAACCCATTCGTTGCTCTTAAAGGACGTATTCCAGTTCTTATTAATGGCGATGCAACTAAAGGTCAATGGATTATTGCTGATCGTGATGGTAAAGGCCGTGCCGTAGACTATGGTACTGCTGGTATAAATAGCTTTGATATTATTGGTATTGCGATATCTGATAGTGAAAATGGTGAAGTAGAGGTTAAAGTATAGTATGCCAACGTATGCACAGTTAAATACAAATGTAAGAAACCAATGTGGTCGACAATTAAGAACATTTGATAGAACCGTAGGATTTTATATCAACGCTTATGTTAGAGGTTCTAACTGGGGAACAAGTTATACCAGAGGTCAATGGCATTATACGCGGTTTGAATACGTAAATGCAAACTACTATGTATATAACAATTATCTGGATAGCGGTATATACACTGGCGGAATTATTCGTTCTGGTGATGTTATTGATTCTATTCGTAGCGTTGTTCGTAGAACGGTTGATTTATGCGAAGGTAGAATATCTAACAGAACTATTAATGCATATTATTGCCACGCAAGTTGCCATTCTTCGTGTCATAGTTCGAGAGGGCGCCGCTAATGACTATGGATAGAAATGACGTTAGGTCGTGGGTAAGAACATATAGTGGTCAACAATTAAGAACGTTCGATAGAACGGTTGGAATTTATGTTAACGCATATGTAAGAGCTAGTAGTGCTGCTACCAGTTATACTAGAGGACAGTGGCATTACCATAGATTTGAATATGTTAATGCAAACTACTATGTATATGATAACTATGTAGATGGTGGTATCAATAGTGGTAATATTATTTACGGACAGGATATTGTTGATACATTGGAAGATATAACTAGAAGAACAGTTGATCTAATTGAAGGAAGAATGTCAAACAGAACTATTAACGCATACTATTGTCACGCAAGTTGTCATACTAGTTGCCACAGTTCGAGAGGAAGAAGATAAGATGTCAATGCAAAAATCATATTGTAAGCAAATGCGGTACTCTGGTCCAGAAAGCCTAACACCGTCAGATGCTACTAAGTTTGATGTTCTAATTCAAATGGAAGTTTTAGCAGGATGTAATCACGGCTGCTTAGGTTGTTTCGTTGATAAAAACATAGACCCTGCTATGAACCAACAAATTATTGATAGAGCAAAAGAATTAGCAGATGGTGTAAAAAGAACTGGACTTAACTTAAGAGAGTTCGTTATTGGACCAACAGACTTTTTCACTGCTAAAAATACAGAGTCAGTATTAAATAATTCAGTAGTCCAAGAAATTATGAGAGAACATACTGGCGCTCGTATCGCGGCACCTGCTAAATTTGATTTGGCTACTATGGATAAAGTAAAAGAAATCTTTGCCGTACTTGATGATGAGGATAAGTATCGTCGCGAAATGATTATCGAATTTATTATGCCAATCGGTAGAGTAGATCAGATGTTAAACGATGACGAATATTTTAATAACGTTATGGAAAAGGTAGAGTTCTTTAAAAATAATACACCAAAACAAATGGATTGGTCGTGGACATTACAGGCTTCTAACGTTGTTGGTAGAAAAATTGATAAAGAAACTTATAATAAAATTATTCAAAAATCTGTAAACGAATATGAAACAATTGTAGAAATGAACCCTGCTTTCTCTAGAGCCAATTCACAATTGATACAAAGAAAGAATTTATTTGGTTGGAACGATTTCCTTGGTAGAGTTATTGATAAAGATAATGCGCAAGAAACCGTTATGTCAATGGCTAATCTTTATTGTAACTCAATTAACTTTGTTGGACTTACTATTGTCCCAGGAGAAAATGGTCCAACTACACACCTAAATGTAATGCTGCATGAGCAAGCGTTTTTCTTAGGTAATAAAAATTTAGATGTTACTGGTTTAACATTCGAGCAAATATTAGATCGTAAAAATGAACTAGTGACAAAAGGTATAAATAGGTCTAGTAAAGTAAAAGATTGTGCTGACTGTAAATTTGCAGTTGCCTGTGCAAGCAGATTAATCTTTGAAGCCCAAGAATCATTAAACGTCAACGGTTGTGTATTGAACAAAGATGTCCTTGCAGAATATAACCCGTATGATTTTACTTGGAACGATGACGCAATAGAAAAATTAGGAGTAAGATCATGATTGGGCAGAGTTTATATTACTTAAATAATAAAAAGTATATTACGAATACACAAAACGTTGAAACAGTAATTGGTGAATTAAATTCTTTTTACCACACTGCTGAACCAAGACGAATTACTATTGTACAGCCTGACCTTGTAGACTCATTTCTTCAGCCTGCTGAGTATGAAGCGCTGGCAGAAGGTGCACGATCAGGCTCATCAGAACTATTAGATTTTGAAGAATGGGATACTATTGCCAATCCTACTTATATTCAAAATAGTGATAAGCGTATTCTTATGTTTACAGACGAAGAGGATATGATTAAAGTATTTGCAAAATATACTGCTGGTTTGTTAACATCATGTGGTTTTTATCCTGACGCAGATGCAACAACAATTAATGCGATGGTTGCTCATTATATGGAAGCAGTTATTAACCAAGATTTAGTATTATCTTTAATGAGCAACTCGACAGTTTATAACGATGTTAGAAACCATACAAATACTTTATTAAATGCTGAAGGCGAAACACCTTGGGTAATTACATATCAGAATGGTAAAAACTTTAGTTATGACTTGCTATTCTTCTTAAACGATTTCTATTCATGTGCAGGCGTTTCAGAATTGATTGTTGAAAAATTTACTATTCATTCACCAGTTATGGCAAAAGATGTTATGGAACACTTTACTTCACGTCGTCACTACTCGGCATATATTATGTCAGTTATTGATTATATGAATGCTAATGCAACTGAAGAAAATGGCTGGGCTACAGATAAACAACAATTCTTTAAAGACGTATATGTAAATGCTGCTAATAAATCTAACTATACATTAGCGTTTTATAAATTAGAAGAAATGTGGAATAAAGTTAAAGACGACGCTGCCTTTATAGCCGTTCATCAAAATAAAGCTGATACGACTGCTGACGGTTGGGAATACATGGATTTATATACTGAAATCAATAACGTGTTCCCTATTGTTAAAAAAGTTTTAGAAAGAAACTTTAACACAGATAATATTAGAGAAGACTTGGCATTAATTAACACAGATGTTCAGTTCTTTTCAAAACGTCAAAACAGAATTCCATATTTAATTCATAAATACCCATTGATATAAGAAAGTGATTTTATTATGAGTGAAGAGCAAACTTTATATACGCTGCCATTAGCACCGCAAAATTTAGTTGAAATATATAAATTAAAAGAAGACAACGAAAACTTTGTTTTATGGGTAGATTATTTAGCATCAAAAGAAAAGTTATCAGCCAAACATATTCTAATCTATTTGGCCAATACTAATTTTAAAACAACCTTTGCGCAGGTTGACGAAGAACTATTAATAGAATATATTAAATCAGACTTTATCGTAGAAGCACCACTGCTATCACGGTTTGTTGTAATGGCAATCAAAGTAAGATACATGTATGAGTTTAATGGCTTAGAAGAACAATTACTTGGCCTCTTTAGTAAAGAACAATTGCACGACTTCGTAGACAAAAACTATGAACTTATAGAAGATGTTTGTAATGCAATGGCTGAACTTATTCCATTCACACTCTGCAAATTTTACGAAAACTTATCAGATGAAAACAAAGCAATTGAAGTTGATGTAAAAGAAGCTGTTGAGCAAATTGAAGTAACTGACAAGCCAGCAAATTGTGGTCCAAACGTTGCACGCCTTCTTATAGATGGCTGGGATGGTTTCCTATTAGTTTGTTCTATGCTTGGATTTAAACAAGAATATAATAAACAGATGTATAATGATAAACCTGCATACTTTGGTAAAGATTTGTTTTTCTTATTGACACAAAGTAATATTACTAGTAACATTTTATCAATGATGCCTCCTGGGTTTATTAACAGCGTTGAAATTCCAAAACCAAAGTCTGATGAAGATTTACAAGCTGAAATCGAAGCAGAGGCTAAAGCCAATGCCGCTAGTGTAGCCGATGATAGTAAAACTGAATAAAACATATGCAGGTTATTATACGTATGATAAAGATAAGAGCCCTATTAATACAGACTTCTTACGTACTGAAATAAACCTAGACATATTACATGGCTGCGCTCAGTCGTGCCCAGGATGTTTTATTCCACGTAAAAACCTTACTAAACCTGAATACTTAGAAACATTATACAATTTATTAATGGACGGCGCATATTATCCTGACGAGATAACGATTGGACCTACTGACATTTTTGATGCAGAGAACTTCCATGAAATTATGAAACATCCATATATGAAAAAGCTTTACGAAATATCAGCAGTTGGATTTACATCAACATTACTTCAATCATATGCCGAGATAAGAACTAAACTTGATATGATATGGAGTTTATATGAAGGTGTTCATAGAGTACCTGATATTGATTTTAAAATCGTTTTAGATATAGACAAGTACCTTGATGGAGAACTAGACGATTGGAACCGTAAACTTAAAATGTTTGAGTTAGGTTCAGTTCAATTTAGAGTTAATTATCATAAAGATGTATTTAAGCGTATCACATATAACGACTTATGTCAACGGATATATGATGACTATAATGCACCAGTTATAATTACACCGTCGTTTTTAACAGATAGGAACGCGCGTGGTAAAGTAGAACAACACCTTGCAAACTTTAGACGTGAAATGATTGAGCAAGATATTGATAAGAAATGGCTTAACCTTTATACATTTTTTGATGCAAAGTTTAATGGATATGGCTGCCAAAATTATAGCTTCTATAATAATAAACTATATTTAAATCCATTCTTGTATGATGTTATTATTCAAAGAACTCCAAATTTTGAAACAACAATGGATGCGAATACTTTATATGAAAATATAGATTATGCTCAACAGGTTGATGATTGTAATGGCTGCGAGTATATGATGAGTTGTGCTGAACGTAATATACATTTATATATGGAGTCGCGAGGATTAGATAGCTGCGTCGCATTAAAGGAATATATGTATGCCTCTGATTAAAAATAATCTCTATTATGAGATGACGACAGAGACCCAAACTAAGCCCGTCAGCGCTGTTAAAATTCAAATGGATGTACTAGACGGTTGTCACCACAAGTGCCCTGGATGCTTTGTACATCGACGGGGTAACTCTAGTGATAAAAGCCAAGTATATATGGCAAAAGAGTTCATACGTTCTATTACTGACCAAGGGATACTTGTTGATGAAATATTAATTGGTCCTACAGACTTTTTAGCATCAGAAAATTTCTATCAAGTAATGCCAGAACTCGTAGATATCATTAATGAAAACTCACCTATCCTAGCTTTTGTCTCTACTCTTATTGATGGTGATATTAAAAAGTTTTGCGATTTCCTTATTGATAATATTAATTTAGATACTGAAATAGAAATTGGTATCGCTACAAATCCACATAAGTTTTTTACTGACGAATACACAAAACATATATCAGATATGTTAGCCTATATAGATACACACATTCAACATGAGGTTACTTATACGTTTGTTGTTAACATTAAAGATTATGGATTAGATTATGAGGCATTGCATGATCAGGCTGTAAAACGTTTTGATACTATATTAGATTTTATTCCGTCAGTATCTCGTTCGCATAAAGCAAACATAATCTTAAAAACGCTTGATGAGTTTAACGAATACTTTAGCACATGGCACCAAGAGTCCAAGCTAAACAATATTATGGTAGACCATTCTCACGCAGGTATTAATTACACTGTATTAAACTACAAACGCGGTGAATGGTATTTAAGTCCATTTATGTATGAGAACATGGCGATATATGATGATATGTTTAAAGTCAAATCTTTTGATGATGTTGTTCCAATGGTTGAACATCAAATTAAAAGAGCAAAAGGTACTGAATGCGAGGATTGCCCATTATTCTTTAGTTGTTATAACAGAAAAATAATAATGTTAAGGGATTACCTTGGAGTAGACCGCTGCATAGCACCAAAAGAGAATATGCTAAATAATATAAACAATTATAATGGTCCTGCTCAGACAATGTATGGATGGGATGGTTATTCTGTTGAAAACGATAAGAACGGTTATCGTAAAAAGTTTTTAGTTACTGATGATGACGATCCAGAACTAAAACGATTAAAGGATATATCATATGTTAAATAATGATTGGAAAAATATTGTAGACGGTGGGCGAGGTGAGGAATTTACTTCAATCGACAATATGAAAGAATATAAAATACAGGTCAACCTTGAAATACTCGAAGGTTGTTCATATATGTGTCCGGGTTGTTTTGTTAAACGTAAAGGTAATTGGAACCCAAACTCAATCGCAACATTTCATTCCTTGGCATTTGAATTAAAAGATAGAACTGATATTGTATTAGACGACATTGTGATTGGCCCAACCGACTTTTATGGTGCTCAAAATTTAGAAGAGATTATTAATAATCAAAGGCTTGCTGATGCCATATCCATGATGCCTGAAGATAATAGAAATATCCAACATAACTGTTCTATACTCGGATCATTATCTGAAAAAGATATTGAAGGTAAAATAAAAGCTATTGAAAACTCAATGCTAGGCGAAGTAGTCGAAGCATGGGATGTACAAATTGCTTTGGATTTAAATAGATTAATGAATGATCAGGTATACCTAGATGCACTTGATGAAAGAGTTGAAACATTTAAAAATAGTTCTTTAAACTTTGAAATAAGTATGGCTACTAATATCGTGCAAGGTGTAGAAGATATATTATTTCCTGCTATTGAATTTGTTAGAGCTAGGTATGAAACAGTAATCGAAGTATTACCGTCAGTAGTACGTTCTTTTAATCATAGCGCAAAGCACGGAGACAAACTATTTGAATGGAATGATATGTTAACTCGATTGGCTGCAGATCCACATAAGTTTAAAAACAAATTCCATTTCTTACAAGGTGACGTATCACATAAAGCGTTTCATTATTCTGTAGTTAGTATATACCACGGAGATATGTATTTGTCGCCATTCATATATGAGAATGCTCAAATCCATACAGATGATTTTAAAGTTGATAATAGTTGGCTTTGGTTACCTGATGCCGATATTGTTGATTATATATTAAACAAAAAGAACGAGATTGTCAATAGCCAAATTGAAAAAAGTTCTGAAAAAGAGTGTGGCAGTTGTAAGTATTTAAATATATGTGCGAATAGAATGGTTCCAATGATTATGGATACTGTGTTTGATGGAAGAAAAGAATGCATCTTAAATAAAGATGTAATTGGTTTATATGATGATGAGGTATACCATGGGAATAGTTACTAACAATAAGCGTGCTGCACAAGCTGATAAAGATTTTGATTTATCCTTTAGTGAAGGACATGAAATCAAAGTACAATTTAATTGCGAAGTATTATCTGGCTGCGAGTTTAAATGTAAAGGTTGTTTTGTCAATAAACTCGGATCAAATATGGGATCATTTGATAGATTAAACAACGCCATTGATTTATTTAATACCAATGGCTATCGCGTGTCAACCATTAATATTGGTCCAACTGATTTATTTGGTAATAATAATATCACCGAGTTGTTGAAAGACGAAACATTCCGAGAGTGTTTAAGTAAAGTAACTACTATTCAATTCGTTACAACATTAGAAAAGATTGATTTTAATATTATTGAAATGCTGAATAGTATTCCAAAGGCCGAGGGATTTATGTATGATTGTAACATAGCCCTGCAGCCGCCAGTTAATTGGAATGTACTTGAATATAAATTAGGAATATTAAATGAGTTGACAGATGATTTAAATTATTATATGGTATATAATATGGGTAATGATGATGTTGAGAATAATAAAGTACTCGAGATGTCAAAACTTGTTGAGGAACGGTTTGATTCTATACTTACTTTAAATCCATCATTCTTCCGAGCACCTAAATCTAAAGTGCAAAAGCATCTTATTGAGAAATGGAAAAACTATGACTTTGCCGACGACCTTATGCCTAAAACATTTATTGACCAAGCACAAGGTGGTTCTTTAGAATTAAATTATACTTATTGTAACGAACGTTTCTTTTGGACACCATTCGTATATGATATTGCTTTAATTGGTACAGATAATTTTGTGGTCAAAGATGAAAACGATATTGAGTCATGGACTCAAGTAAAAGAAAATAAGTTTATGTCACAGTTGACTTATTCAAGTGAAACTGACAATTGTGCTTCTTGTAAAAATTTAATGACATGTATTGATAAAGGTGTCCTATCTTATATGGAACACCATTCACTTACTGCGTGTGTGTTTCCGGGAGTGATAACGTCCGATAAAGGTTGATGGATATACGTGTTGTATTCTATGCCATTTCTCTTTTGATTCTACCTCATGCATTTTAATATCAAGTTCCATTTCGTGCATTGGGTATATTGACATTAAAGGCGTACCATATTTAAGTGTAACAGTATATTCTTCGTCTTTAATTGGAAACGCTAAGAATACGTTTAATGTGTGTTGGTCATAAAAGTTTGTAATCCCAGGTGATATTAAAATATCGTGCTTACGCAAATCCTCACTATAATGGCATTCAGTAATCATAAACTCTTTACGTTCGCTTGCCTTAACAGCCCAAGGTCCATGTAATTTAAATACAGTTCTATTTGGATATAATGTATCGCCAAATTGTTTACGTTCATGTTGAGATCCATCAAGTTGACCAGAATTATGTAATGGCTCAATGCACTCAACATTGCCATTTGGTTTTACTCTAAAAATACCATCTGACCACAATTTAAGAACGATAGGCTTACGCATATAATCAACAATTCCTGGGCATGTTTTAATCGTCGGAGTTGGAACGTTAACGCCAACCCTAGACCTAAATTGGTCATACGAATTCTTAATAGATTTCCACCACGTTGGTGGCTTAGTTCTGGCTTTAATTGGTTGTAAGTCTACAAGTGTTTGGTGTGCTGTGTAAAAATCAAGTTTAAGTTTTTTCTTTATCATAATTAAATCCTGTTATCAAATTTTGACCTGTTTTGTCCATATAATTAAACCACATTCTCATTATGCAGTCAGGTAAATCGCGTTCTCTGTTTTTCCAATCCCATTGTGTATAGCAGCGGAAACCACATTTATTCCACCACTTACAAGATAAGCAACCATTCTCGTCCATATAGGCTTGCATCATTCCGGCGTTATCTTTAGGTTTGTATTCTGTATTAAAATCTCGTTGATCGTATCTATCCCACCGACAATTTGATGTAGAATTATCTGGGAATATCGTAACCTTGTTTAAAGCCAAGCAATGCATATGGTTACTCTCATTATATATGAGATCTTTAATAGGGTTAATGTCAGGATAGTGATGGTATACAAATTTTAAAAACTCGAGGTACTCACTATCTGATGGAATCATATAATCATATCCACGATCTGGAATATAATCATCAAAGTAAAATTCATCAAACTTTTCATATAAGTAATGGAAATACTCATCGTCGTCTGCCATAAACTTTTTGATTGACAAAGTAGTAGCAACCATATTAATAGATATGATATAATCAGCAAAGTATTCTATATTTTTAGCGTATGGACCTTTTGTTGGTCGCCCGTCAAAATCGTATGAACATATAATATAGGAAGGGATAGCTTCAGCGTTTAAGTCGTCGAGTAGTCGCTGAACTCTATCTCGTTTACTGAATTGAAACGATGTTACCCATACAACTTTAATCTTTTGTTTATGTTCATCAAATATCTTTTTGATTGCTACTAAAAAATCAAAGTAAACAGGGTAAGCCCATTCTGATATTCTATCTTGGAATAACTCGCCACCAACCATATTGATTTGTATTATATCAACTCTGCCTTTCATCTTAATGACATGTTGTTCAACCAAATCTAATTTAGAAAATATCTCTTCCCTGCTCAAACCTACGGTAGATTTTTTATCGTGGTGACAGAACGAACAATTGAGATGACAGTTTTCAAATAAAGTCAACTCAATCTCGGCTATATCCGGACGTTTAGTTTCTAATAGTGTTTTTGTTATTTCAAAGTCCAAATAACATTTCCTCTTTATAGTATTCGTATATGTCAGGTACCATACCAAGTTTTTCGTTAAAGTCTAATTTAAATAATATTTCGTCATATGTATCTTTGTCTTGCCAATATGGAACAAAGTGTGGATCGTTATTAAACAATAAAGCTTCGTCATTAAGCGCATCAAAGAATGGTTCTTTAAAATCTCTGTTTAACCAATGCGCATAACATATCGCAACCACATATGATTTTGCAGGATAAATCCATTCGTCAACATATTCTCTGAAATGTATAAGAGCATAATCAACAATATTATCTGGCTGCCAATTAATTTCTACGTCAGTCAGATCATCTTTAAACAACGATGCCGTTAAATGATATGCGCTTTGCCTAGCTTTCCATTCTTTCATAATAATCTAATAACCCTTTATATCCATTACAACTATTGGTTAAGTCGTGTACATACCGATAATGTTCTGTTAAACATTTCCCATAATAAGAACATGCCTTACATATATCGCTCAAATTATTCTCAGGTTCTTCACGTGCCCACGTTAAATATTCATGGTAAGTGTCGTACTCTTTAAAGTATTCTCTATCATATTTATCAAATTCCAAGACGCCAAATTTTCCACGTGGCGTTATGTAAACGTGGTCATTACTAAAAGCATCATACTTACCTTCTATGCTATTGTATATATTATCAATGTTTTGGAAATTAAAATTCTTTTCTGTATTTGCTTCATCAAACTTAATAACGAAATCTTCAAAGTCTTTATGTGTTACATTATGTTGGTTTGCTTGATTAATTGAATATGGTTTAATTTCAACTGACTGAACATTAGAAATCATATTAAGCGTAAAGATCATAAACTCTACATCCATCTCTAATACTTTTGGCGAGGCTAATATCAATACAGATAAATCTTTATTGGCATTCATCATGTTATTTAAAATGTGCTGCTCTTTTTCTCTGGCATGGAAATCATATGATACGGATAACGTTACATCCTCATCTCTAAAAAAGTCAGGGAATGCCGATAAGTTAGTATTGATATTAATAGGACCTTTATAATGATTGCGTATTACTTTCTTTAATGAATAATAATATTCTGGCGATAGTAAACCAATCTCTCCACCATATAAATCAACATGACCAACCTTGTCAGTAATTTGTTGTAGGCTGTTTTCTAACCATAAAGGAGTAATTTTATGTCTATCGTTTAATTGCTCTGTAGTTAAATAACAGAAATCACAAGCAAAGTTACAATAGTATGTTGGATTAATTGATAGATTCATTAACATAAGGTGTCGCCAATCCCGGATCCATTCCGTTTATTTCAAGTATTCTTGGTGCTAGTTTTTTCATATGATAACAATGATCCTCAGCTTGACCTTCGCGTTTCATATCACGTACAGTTTTCTTACAACCATTACATATATCAAACATTGGACATGTATAACAAGCCATTTTCATTGTCTGTATATTAGGATCATTCTGCAATGGTGTCTGCATTTCACCATTCATCTCTTCTTCAAAATTAATAGGGTAATCGTAATCGTCAGCAAACGAACCACAAGAATAGTAATCACCACCCGGATTAAATGCACGAATACCACTATCGCATTGCCTATTCTGTGGGCAAGAGGTGTAACTATTTTTATTTAATCTTACCATCATTTGTTTAGTATTGTGTTCATATTCTGCTAAGCCCATATCATATATCTTTATATAGGTTTCGTATATTTTACTTAGCCTAAACGTAGAACCTTGTACGCCAGAAGCCATAGCGTAATTAAGTTTACATTCAACTCCCATTTCTTTAGCAAGCTCTACATTTTTAATTGCATCATCAAAGTTTTCATCAACGATTACAGAAATAAAACTTGGACGTTCACCAGTATGTTTTAACATAGCATCTGATACCCGCCAAAAATCTTTTTCAGTAAACTCAGAGTAATCACCTTTTAATCTTCCACCACCATATTGAAATGATGTAGTACATCCAAATCTTTCGTGTTTAAATAAAGGTAACCATTTCTCTGGTCTAATAAGGAATGGCCAAAGATTTGATGTAAAACTAATTGATGCAGGGTAATCGTGTTCGTCAAGGTGAGCAATCAAATCCCAATACCATTTTGGATCAACCATTAACGGATCACCACCATTTACAATAATCGTATTGGTGTCAGGATAGCGTTTTAGAAATTTATAAACATATTCTAAATCAAGTAAACCAGCCTTATCAGCATCAATATCAGTTGATGAACAGAAGGTACACTTGAAATTACAAGCCTCTGTTGGTTTAATAATTAAATCCATCCCTTATCCTTTGCAAGTTTCATCATTAATGTTTTAGGTGCTGGGCAAACATCTTCCATCCATTGAAGTTGGTGACAATCAGAATGGCAATATATAAACACAGGACAATCATAACAGCGTGGATCTCTTTCGTGCATTTCACATGATATAACTTCCATACGTTTTGGCGATTGACGAACTTCTTTTGCAGGAGTATCAATAGTACCATACCATTGAGTTGGTGCAGTGTTAGGACAACCGGCTACAGTCCCATCGGCATTGATGGTATGTAATTTTTGTTCGCAGTCTCTACAAAAAGTTCCGTTAAAAAATTGTCCTTTACTAAACTTATCATAAACAGAACCAAGAAACGCATTGGCTACAGGATGGTCTTGTGTAGTTTCGTGCATCTTCATCCAAAAGGCATCTAACTCACTGTTATGCGGAAAAATATCTAAGTTAATTGTTGCATTACCATCATGTGTTAAACGCTCATAGTTTATACACTCAACACCTAATGAATGCATATAGTCAGCTATTTCAAGCGGATCCATTTTAACTACATCTTTTGAGACTGATATAAAACATTTAACAAAACATCCTTCGTCAACTAAACGTTTTACATTGTCTTCCCATAGTTTACGCTGCTTTTCGTTAGAGAACCTAATGTTTGGATCCCAAGATGTGCCTACAGAACCACCATCTAATAATTTTAAAAACTCAAGTCTTTCATCAGTAAGTTTATAAACCAAATTAGTTGTAATACCATGCGTACATCGGTCACCCCAATGTTCTTTAGTAATATTATAAAACTTCATTAGGTCTGCCATAGGTGCTAATAAAGGTTCACCACCGTGGTATTCAAAATGTATTTCGTTTGTACCATCACACAACTCATTACACCACTTAGCAGTCTTTTCAGCATCAAAGTAGATTTTTCTACCGTTAATACCAGACGTAAAGCAGTGTGCGCAATTAAGATTGCAGGTTTCAGTCGTTTTTACGTATACGAGTAAGTGTTTCTGTATCGCCAATGCCATATGAGATCATCAATGCCTTTTCATAATTAAGTGCTCTGTGTTTAGTATTTTTAGCAATACCAATTTTGTCGCGAGGTCCTAGTGTATATTCTTTACCATCTATTTCTAAAGTCTTTTTACCGGCTATGCACTCTATTAAAATATCTATAGGATCCGTGTGAGTATCAAACGATGGACCATTGTCATTGTTATAGAAGATGTGTGCAGTTCCAGCTATATGTGGAAACCATTGCTCGGCTTGTTCTACTTTAATCGTAGCTTTGTTTGCTAATAAAATTGTAATAGCACCAAGGTAAGAAATGTATTCTGAATGTTCTAAATAATGTTGATTGCCGTTATTATCTATATGAGATACATCATGGTTCTCAAAGCATTCTTCTGTCATTAACCAGTTTTCAAATTCTTCAAATGTTTCTATCATAATGTAGTTCCAATGGTAATATACGATATGTATTTATAATACCACAAAGAAGCGAATATGTCAACCAGTTATATGTTATAAATAGATTCATATATTATGGAGATTGTGTTATGGAATTTAAAGAAATGTGGCCAACAAAGATTGGCTCAGGAAAATTTGATACTGATGGATTAATAGAATATATTTTTACTAACTATGATTTAAATAACATGGAAGGTGAAGTAAACGGTGGAAATATATTCAAAGATAATTCAGATGAAATGAATAAATTTAAAGACATGGTATATAGCAACTTTGATCGCTATCTCTATGCAAGCATTGGAAAACATATTACAGATTATAAAGCGCACGAGATGAAAGCGTGGATTACTGGTCATGGAAAAGATTATAACATGACTATACATAATCACTCAGGTGCTCATTTGTCTGGTGTATTTTATATACTAGCTGAAGACCAAAACTCTGGTGGCGATATTGTTTTTTCAGATCCAAGAACAAACGCAAATCGTGGCTACGATGATTGGTGGAACGATGTATTTGATAAAAAAGCAATCACACCAAAAACTGGAGATTTTATGATATTTCCAAGCTTTACATACCACCACGTCAATCCTTATTATTCTAGTCTTAGAATATGTGTACCGGTTGACTTATATTTGTATCGCGGTGGGTAATGTATAAATAGAACTATAAATTAAAAGAGTGTAAGATGAATCAAACACTATAATTAAATGGAGACAATAATGGCATTTACATATACTTATTCTGTCCGTAACTTGAAGGTACAAGATCAAGTAAACGCGGCCGGTGAAACTTTAACAAACGCGGTAGTTCAAACTTACTGGGAAATTCAAGGCACAAATGAAGCAGGACAAGTTGGAAAATTTTCTGGCGCAACTCCATTCTCGGCTGCCAATGTACCAGCTGGATCATTCACGGCGTTTGAAGAATTAGAAGAATCGCATGTAACAGGCTGGATCGCTGCAGTGATTAATGCTGATCCACAATACAAAGCGCATATTGATGATCAAATCCAAAAAGATATTGACATAAATGTACAAACTGAAGTTTCTGGTCCAGAATTACCTTGGGGTGTAGAACCTGAAGCTCCTGTAGAATAAGAGTATGAGCATGACTTATACTTGGGAGATACTAAAGCTTGGAACATTAGACCAAACTAATGCCGCAGGTGAAGTTTTATCAGATGCCATCATTTCTGTTAAATGGAAAAAGATAGCAACCAACGAGGCGAATAAAAAAGCAAGCTACGTTTCAACTACAAAGCTTGACTTATCAACAACATCGGCTGCAGATTATATTGATTTGGATAGTGTTACTAAAGCCAATGTTATAGCGTGGGTTGAAGAAGCATTAGGTGCTGATAAGATTGCCACTATAAATAATATTCTCGACTCAAAGGTTGAACAAAATACAATGACTATGATTACCCCTAATTGGTAATTATCTAAACTTTATATTATGGAGTTATTATGCACGATTTGCACATGGGTGGCTTGGCCACATATGCTTTAAAACGAGGTGGTTCAATCCATCCTATTATCATACCAACAGAAGTACTTGGTAATGAAACTGGGATTATGAATCCCTCGGTTTTTCAGCACAAAGATAAACTCTTTATTAACGTAAGACACGTTAACTATTATCTATATCACAGCGAAGGTAAAAAGTTTCCTCATCAGTGGGGTCCTTTGGTGTACATACATCCAGAAAATGATGTAACACTTACAACTCATAATGTTATGTGCGAACTTGACAGTAATTTAAATATGGTCAACGCACAGCGTGTTCATATGGCTTTAGATACAGGTAAGCCGACATGGAACTTTATTGGTTTAGAAGATTGCCGACTATTTAGTTGGGAAGATAGAATGTTCCTATGTGGTGTACGCAGAGATTGTTATGATGATAAAGGCCGTGGTCGTATGGAAATGGCAGAGATTGAATTTATTGATGGTCAATGGACAGAGGTTTCTCGTAATCCTATTCCTTCTCCAAATGGTGATAAATCATATTGCGAAAAGAATTGGATGCCAATACTTGATATGCCATACCACTTTGTTAAATGGACTAACCCAACACAAGTTATCAAATACGATATTGAAACGCAAACAACTGAAGACGCGGTATATGATAAAGACAAATATATGGAAGCCAATAAAGACTTTAGAGGTGGTTCACAAGTTATTCGTATTAACGATAACCAGCGAATGGCATTTATCCACGAAACAAATTTACTAAGAGATCCTTTTGGTAGAAAAGATGGTAACTATGCGCATCGAGTAATTATCTGGGATAACGATTGGAATATTGTTCATAAGTCTAGAGAATTCCATTTTATGGGAACGTATTACGACCACGTAAAAGGTCAGGATTATAATATTGAGTTTGTTACTGGTGTTGCGATAATAGGGGACGACATTCTAATATCTTATGGATGGCAGGATAACGCTTCTTATATATTAAAGCTGCCTAAAACAGTGTTTGCTAACTTTTTGGCTATGGGTGAAATATGATATTTAAAAATAAACAGTTATTGCATGATGTTATTATGGATTATGATAATCCTTTTAAAATGTTTAATTTGGCAAAAGAATATGATAAATTAAAACAAGGTGCTGCTGCCTTTGGCTGGTATTTACGTGCTGCAGATTTTTGCGAAGGTGAAACAGACGAAGAAAAAGAACTTCAGTATAGATGTATGGTACTTGGCGCTGCATTGTTTGCCAGATCAGAAGCCAGAAATCAAACGGTTAACGGTTTAATTAAAAGTGCCATATCAGTTTTACCTGCGAGACCAGAGGCTTATTATTGGGCTGCTAAATATTCAATAGAACAAAGTAATTTTAGAGATGGAGCGATGTACGCCAAAATGGGTATGGATTGCGAAGACGTTGAACCAAATAAAGAATTAGATTATCCCGGATCAGTTGGTTTAGAATATTGCTTTGCTGTATCTAAATGGAAATCAGATGGGCGAGATGACTCTAAAAATTTATTCTTTGATTTAAAACATAAACGTAAATTAGATATGAATAAAGAAATGCGCGAAAGCGTTGATTGGTGGATAAGTCAAGTTGGCTATCCTAGTACACTGCCATATACCGATGCTGAAAGTAGTAAATATAAATTTACATTTGATGGTTTAGATAAAGTAAAGAAAAACTATTCTCGTCACTTCCAAGATATGTTTGTTTTATCAACTTTAAATGGTAAAAAGAATGGCACGTTTATTGAAGTAGGATCAGGTCACCCGACATTGTTTAATAATACATACCTATTAGAAAAAGACTTTGGCTGGAAAGGCTTATCAGTTGATGTTTCTGAAAGAATGTGCGCTATATTTAGTAGGAAACGTAACACAACCGCGGTTCTTGCTGATGCGAGTCAAGTTAACTTTAAAGATTTATTTAAACAAAACTGTATTGAACAACACGTAGATTTTTTACGTATCAATGCAGATAACGCATCTTTAGTAACATTAGAAAATATACCATTTAACGAATATGAGTTTTCAATAATTCAAATTCAACACAACGAATGTTGGTGGGGATCGGATCTTAAAGATAAGACCAGAAAAATACTAAAAGAAATTGGATATATATTGTTAGTACCAAATGTTGCAGTTGATGAAACAAATGCGTACGAAGATTGGTGGGTACATCCCGGGTTTGTTAACCAAAATATGCGTACAAACAAAAAGACCAATTTTGCTTGGAATTATATGATGAAGGAGAGAATGTAATGAAACCGGTAATTTGTACAGGTGGGTTTGATCCCCTACACTCAGGACATATTGAATATTTTAAAGCAGCAAAAGAACTTGGTAGTATTTTGTTTGTTGGCGTAAACAGCGATGAATGGTTAACTCGTAAAAAGGGTAAACCTTTTATGTCTGTTGAAGAACGCATGGCTATTATTAAAGAACTTGGCTGTGTAGGCCATGTATTTACTTTTGATGACTCAGACGATACTGCATGTGATGCTATTCGGTATGTAGCAAAACAAGCTCCACGAAATTCAGAAATCATATTTGTTAATGGCGGTGATCGTAAAAAAGGAACAACGCCAGAAGTAGAGTTTGCTAAAGAATTACGTGATGAGTGTAATGTATCGTTTATGTTTGGAGTTGGTGGTGAAGATAAAAAGAACAGTTCATCGTGGATCCTAAAGGAATGGGATAAGCCAACAACGCAAAGACTATGGGGTAAATATAGAGACTTAGACCAAAATGGTCATTGGAAAGTAAAAGAGTTATCGGTTGATGTTGGTAAATCATTATCAGACCAACGCCATTTTGTTCGTTCCGAACATTGGCATATCGTTGATGGTGAATTAAAAATGGATTTAGAATTTAATAATGGTTACTCTACATCTAAAGTATATAAAACCGGTGACAGTATTGATATTCCAGTAAAATGTTGGCATCACGCGACCAATGTTGGCGACCGTCCAGTCAAAGTAATTGAAGTATGGATGGGAAATACTCTATCGGAAGATGATATTGAACGAAGATAACATTATTATTGTTTTGTAGTAGATAAATCTATTATACCACACTGGATTTATATGTCAACTCTTTTTTTATAAATATAGATAAATAATATTGAAACAAAGGAGAGAAAGATGGCTTTTCAGTTATCACCGGGAGCTCGTAATGGTACACTTCAGTCATTAGAGACAACAGTCGGTGCAAACCCTATTTTAACTATCGCAACTGGTGTGGCACCTACAGAATGTCAATCAGCAAATACTGGTAACATCGTTGCTACTATGATATTGCCTACCGAATGGTTAGCAGTTCCTTCAGGCGGCGTAATTCAGTTGTCTGGTAATTGGCAAGACTTATCTGCTGATGCGTCAGGTACAGCAGGTTATTTTAGAATTCATCAAAGCGATGGAACAGTTTGCCACATGCAAGGTACAATCACAGCGTCAGGTGGCGGTGGAGATATGCAGTTAGATAACACTAACATTGCTATTGGTCAGCAAATTACAATAACAACATTTTCAATTACCGCTGGTGGCGCATAAGGACTGAATAAATGTCCGCAAATGGCGTATTTACATCAACACTAGATTTAAGCTTCTTTGGAGGTGGTTTTTCAACTATCGCTGGAGAGGCTTCTAGTACATTTGACTATACATTTAGTTCTGATGTTTTTGTACCAGTACTTGCTGAATTAAATCAAACCTTAACATTTGATGTTCAAGTTGCCGTTGAGACCCCGACGGTATACGGTGAATTTAGTGGAACTATACCATTTACTTTGACTGAACCTGCTCGTATTGAGTTTGGTATACAGAGTTACTTATATTCTGGCAATAATGAAATTGACTTTACTGCTTCTTCAAGTGGTTTCTCAGTAATTTCTGGTGGTGCAGATATAATATTCCCAATTACAATATCCGGTACTATGGCGCAATTCTCGTTGGGTCAAACTACAGGAGCATTTGGGTTTGCTCTTAATTCAACAGTAATTAACTATACGCTTACAAATAGAGCACGGTCTGGTCCAAATTCTATAGAGCTGACAAATACTAAAGAAAATAATGTTCTTATACGTAGAACATCAGAACCAAACAATATAAAACTAAAAAATATTGGTTTAACTTATGCTGAAGTTAGAAACTAATTTATTTTAATAAATAAAAGTAAACCTTGGAGATAAACACATGGCGGCGAATTTTTACATAAAGCAAAACGACACTGCTCCGTCCATTGAAGCCGTCTTAACAGACTCAACTGGCCGAGCAAAATCATTGATCCTTGCTTCGCAAGTAAAGTTTAATATGTCAACAGAAGAAGGCTCAAGCTTAGTTAATTTAGGCACTGCATCTATTATTAATGCCACGAAGGGTATAGTATCTTATCCTTGGCAGGCTGGAGATACATCAAATACGGGAATTCACAACGCCGAATTCCAAGTAACATATACTAACGGTCAAATTGAAACGTTTCCTAACTCAGGATACATCAAAATAATCATTAGAGAAGAGTTAGGATAAGACATGGCACAACCTCAATCTAGAGAAGATTTTAAAGATTTTATTTTAAGAAAGATCGGCGCACCAGTAATTGAAATTAACGTTGCTGACGAACAGGTTGATGATCGTGTAGATGAGGCAGTTTCTTTTTGGAGAGATTATCATTATAATGGTAGTCAATTAGTATATCTTAAGCATCAGATTACTGAAGCTGATAAGGAAAACGGATATATTCCTTTGCCACCAAACTTACTTGGTATTTCTAAAATATTTGGTTTTGATACTAATATTTCTACAGGTACTGGTATGTTTAACGTTAACTATCAATTCGTTTTAAATAACATACAAGATATGACTAGTTACTCTATGCAGACTTATTATATGACAATGCAACATATTGAGTTTATGCAAGAGCTACTTGTTGGTAAACCATTAATTCGTTATAATAAGTACGTAAACAAATTACACATTGATACTGATACTAAACAATGGAGAGTTGGCGGCTATATTATTATTGAAGCATACGACATTCTTGATGAAGACGCATATGCAGAATTATGGACAGACAGATGGCTGCAAAATTATGCCGCGGTTTTAGTCAGAGAGCAATGGGGCATGAACCTTACTAAATTTAACCAAATGACTTTAGTTGGTGGTGTACAGTTCAACGGAGAACAAATATTAGCAGAGGCGAGAGCTGACAGGGAGAGAATTGAAGAAGACGCAATCAGATCGCTTCAACCTCTCACTTACAATTTTATTGGATAAGTTATGGCAACGAACGCATATTTTAGAAATCATGATAACGTATATGAGCAAAACTTAATTGACGATTTAGTTATTGAGTCAATTAAGATTTATGGCATAGACGTCAAATTCATTACAAGATTACACGAAAACATTGACAGAATTCTAAACGAAGATGATTTGCCAACGTTTGATAAGTATTATGATTTTGAAGTATACATTAAAAACGTTGATGGATTTGAAGGCGAAGGTGACTTTTTATCTAAGTTTGGTTTACAAATTCGTGACTCAATTACATTCACTGTTGCTATTCGTACTTTTGAGCAATACGTTACACGCGAACAAGATACGCGAAAACGTCCACTTGAAGGTGAAATGATTTGGATGCCACTCAATCAAAAAATGTATAAGATCCAACACGTTGAACACGAAAGTGTATTCTATCAAACTGGCGCGCTGCAAGTATATGACATGCGTTGTGAATTGGCTGAATACTCTGGTGAAACGTTTGATACTGGCTATTATGAAATTGATAACTACTTTGCGGACATTGATACATCAGCAAATACGGTTACATCACTTACATCACTTGAAGGTGTTGACCCACTTGCAAATAACCTTGCGTTTGAAGATCAGGCAGATGATATATTAGACTTCTCTGAAATGGATCCATTCAGCGAAAACATTTCTATACAGGATTAACAATATGGCAATCGCAAATTATTTTTATAATTCAACTACAAGAAAATACGTAGCTTTGTTTGGAACACTGTTTAATCAGTTAAAGATCCAAAGGCACGATAACGCTGGTGTACTTAAAAAAGAAATGATTGTTCCATTAGCCTATGCTCCATATCAAAAGATATTAGCAAGGGTAGCCGGTGATCCAGATTTAATTAATAGTCGTCGTCCTGCTATGACGTTACCACGTATGTCTTTTGAAATACAAAACATTTCATATGATCCTACACGCAAATTAGCAACAACTGGTAAAATGATTAAACGAGGTAAGGCAGAAACAGATGATGCTAGGTCTTACGTATATAATCCTGTACCATATAACTTAGATTTTTCTTTGTATATTATGACAAAGTATTCAGAAGATGCGACAAAAATACTAGAACAAATTATACCATTCTTTACACCAGATTGGACCGTAGGCGCTAAAATGATACCAGATTTAGATCCTATTGACATACCTGTTGTTTTAAACAGCGTAACAATCGAGGATCTTTATGAAGGTGCGTTTGACGAAAGACAAATGGTTTTACATACACTTACCTTTACGCTTAGAGGTTATTACTTTGGCCCAGAGAAAAAGAAAAAGGTTATTAAATTTGTTGACGTCGATATGTTTAATGGTACTGATACTAACTCCCCATTCTTAGAAGGCATTGATATTCAACCGGGTCTATCAACCGCAAATACGCCAATAACTGACGTCGGTGAAACAGCAACCGCTATATCATCTTTGTCAACAGGTTCAGTAAGTAACATTAGAATAACTAACGATGGTGAAAACTATAACTCAAATACTGCCGTCACTATTAGCGCGCCTGACGTAGCAAATGCAGACATAACGTCGACTATAACAAATAGTGCAGTGACTGGTTTGACAATCAATGATGGTGGTGGTTATTTCAGTAATATACCAACAGTAACTGTAGGGTTACCAGACACGCCTTTAACAACGGCTACCGCAACTGCCACATTAAGTGGAGATTCCGTTGCTAACGTATCTATAACAAACCCAGGCAATTTTTATAATACTCCGGGTTTTTCAATAGCACCTCCACCAAATGTGGCTGCAGAGTTTAAGTTTGGCGATGATGCATTAGCACACAGTAGCGAAGATGATGTTACTCTATTACATACATTTACTGGATATTTTAATTCTAACACTGGATATAAAGTATCATTTTGGATTTACCCAACATCATTTCCGGGTGGTAATAATCCAATGTCAGTACTCTTTGCGCCATTTACAAAAATATTCTTTACTGCTGATACTGGTAATGTTAGGTTCCAATATGGTGGTGCACCAGTCGTTACTTCTGATACTAACTTAATCATTAATCAATGGAACCATGTAGAAGTAGAACATTACACAAACCTTATTCGTATTAATGTTAATGGCTTATATGGTACGCAAGAAACACGTGGAGCAGGTAACGTTGCATTCCCAGGACATACATATCGAGCTGGTGATGCTCAAGGTAACGAGTCGGTATTTGATGGAGCTAATAGAAGCTTCCTTGGATACTTAGATAATGTAACTTGGGAAACAACAGGCGATATGCCTACTGCGTCTAGTGGTGATCCATATACGATACCAACAACTGCAAGAACAGGTGATTTATTTACCAAAAACTTTGATAAGGATCTTCCAGTAGCCTCAATAACAGTGACTGACGGTGAGGTAATTTCTATTGATGTTACTTCTGGTGGATCTGGGTATACCACGGCTCCAATTGTTACGATTGATGATCCTGACGATATTCCTGCGACGTTCGTTGCTACAGCAACTCCAACATTAGTAAATGGTATCATAGACTCAATTACAATAAATAATGCAGGGAAGTTCTACGCGAACGCTCCAGTAATTACTGTTTCTCCGCCAACATCGTCACAGGCAACTGCTATAGCAAATGTCGGTAATAACGGGGATGTTCAATCAATAACTATAACCGACGCAGGATCCGGATACAGAAATCCACCTGCAGTGACTATATCGTCTCCAGACTTTGGATCAGTTCCATACCAAGACATTGAATTTAATGACAACTGGGGTATTATTAAAACCATAGTGAGTGAATAATATGAATGATAAGATAGCTGAAAACCTCGGACTGAGACCGCTTTCAGAAATTAGAGAAGAGGAATTGGCATCCCAGCCGGAAGAAGTTGTTGAAGAAATACTTCCAGCAATAGTAACCGACGAGGATGATGAAAACCTTAGAGATCTCGCAAAGGTTCGTGAAAACATAGAAGGTGTTATCGAGCTAGGAAACGATGCGGTTAGAGAAATGTTAGAAATTGCTAAACAATCAGAGTCAGCTCGCGGTTTTGAAGTTGTTTCTACTCTAATGAAAACTCTGCTTGATGCTAACAAAGATTTCGCTGATGTTTCAACTAAGAAAAAGTTTGCAGAGGAAGAGATTAATGCGCCTAAAGAAGCTGCACAAACTAACACTGTGAATAACAATCTTATTGTGTCTACTGCTGACTTATTAAAAATGTTGAAAGATACTGAGAATGGCTGATGGTTATTTAGGAAACTCAAATCTTAAAAGGATTGGTGAAGAGATAGAATGGTCTCCTGAACTTTTAAAGGAGTACATGAAATGCGCACAAGATCCTATTTACTTTGCGAAAAACTATATTAAAATTGTACACGTTGATAAAGGATTAGTTCCATTTAAGATGTACGATTACCAAGAAAACATTACGCGGAAAATTACAGACAATAGGCGCCTAGCAGTTTTAACGGCACGTCAGTCTGGTAAAACAACCACGGCGATGGCTATCATTTTACACTATGTTTTATTTAACGAATTTAAAACTGTTGCTATTTTGGCTAACAAAGGTGACGCTGCTCGAGAAGTTATGGCAAGAGTTAAGCTTGCATTTGAGGCATTACCTAAATGGCTGCAACAAGGGGTTGAAGAATGGAACAAAGGAAACATTGCACTTGAGAATGGTTGTCAAGTTTTGGCAGGTACTACATCGTCAAGTGCTATTCGTGGTAAGTCTGTTAATTTTCTATATCTCGATGAGGTTGCATTTATTGAAGGATACGACGAATTTTTCGCATCTGTTTATCCTACTATTTCGTCTGGCGAGTCAACAAAACTTTTAATGACTTCTACTCCAAATGGATTAAACCATTTTTGGAAAACATGTACTGGCGCAAAAGAGGGTAGTAACGGTTACGAATATGAAGAGGTTATGTGGCATGATGTTCCGGGTCGAGATGAAAAATGGCGTAAGGAAACGATCGAAGCATTAGACCACGACGAAGAAAAATTCAACCAAGAATACTGCTGCCAATTTCTAGGTAGTTCTGGTACTCTTATCGCAGGTTGGAAACTAAAAGAATTATTACACGCAACACCAATAGCGCAGCTTGATGGTTTTATACAATACGAAAAGCCGATTAAAGAAAGACAGTATTGTATGACGGTCGATGTTGCTCGTGGTAAAGGTTTAGACTATTCATGTTTTTCAGTAATTGATATTACCGAAATGCCATATAAACAAGTGGCGGTCTTTAGAGATAACATGGTCGGACCAATTGACTTTGCATCAGTTGTTTATAGAATAGGCCAAGTATATAATACTGCTGCAGTTTTAATTGAAGTTAACGATATCGGAGAACAGGTTGCTGATGTTCTCTTAATGGATTATGGTTATGACAATATACTATATACCGCAAATAACGGACGCTCTGGTAAAATGCTTACTGGTGGGTTTGGTAAAAAAGTAGATAATGGAATACGAACAACCAAAAATGTTAAAGCAACTGGCTGCAGTATGCTTAAAATGTTAATTGAACAAAACCAACTTATTATTCAAGATTTTGATACAATACAAGAGATTAGTCGATTCTCTAAAAAGGCTAATTCATATGAAGCAGAGTCAGGATTTCATGACGATTTGGTTATGAACCTTGTTCTATTCGCATGGATGACTGAACAGGCATATTTCAAAGATATGACTGACATAAATACACTTATAAAGTTACGAGAGAAGACAGAAGAACAAATTGAGGAGGAACTGTTACCTTTTGGCTTTGTTGATAGTGGCGAAGATTTTTACTATGAAGACGACGGCCTCAGACTGTGAGTCATTTATATAGAATACCTTTTTTTATAAATAGAAACAGTAAGAAATATATAAAACAAGATTAACGCGTTTTCAATACATAAAGGAGAAAAATATGGCTTTTTCCGTAAGTCCCTCTGTTATCGTTCGAGAAGTTGATGCTTCCCAGGCAGTACCAGCCATTTCAACACCACCAGCTGCTTTGGCAGGTGTGTTTAGATGGGGTCCGACTAACGAACCATTGCTGTTATCATCAGAAAATCAACTCGTAGATCGTTTTGGTGCACCTAATGATAGCAATTACGAAACATTTTTTACAGCTGCTGATTACTTATCGTATTCAAATGCTCTGTATGTTGTTCGTGCAGAAGATGGTTCAACCGAAGCTAACAGTACAACACTAGATTTAACTTATAATGCAAACAATGTAGTAATTGCAGACAACAGTGACTATGGTGCTTTTAAAGCGAAGTATAAAGGTGAACTTGGTGATTCATTACAAGTTGCTTGGGTAACTTCAGACGGCTTTGAAAGCGAATTCGTTGCAGTTGCAGGAATTCCAACAAATAAAGTTTCAAATACTCAAATAGATCAGGTTATCAGTTTTAACGCTGCTAATGTTCAATTTGAAACTGCTAATACACAAAACCTAATAGATTTATCTGCAGGTGACGTATTAGAAATTGGTAACGAGTCAGTCGGATACCAAGAACTAAGAGTTAGCTCATTCACAGAGACAGGAGTAGAAGTTGAAGCAACTCCGGGAGATGCTAATACTGCATTCCTTGCTTTATACACATACGATATTGAGTTTGCTAACAAATATACACTAGCTGAAACAGATCTTGCTAAATTGTCAATGAAAAAGAAATGGCAACATGGCGCAACATTCGCTAGAAAGCCAGACGCAGGCAATATTCACGTAGCAGTGATTGACGAAGATGGTTTAATTTCCGGTACAAAAGGATTTATGCTAGAAAAATTCGAAAATATTTCAACAACACCGGGTGCGGTTTCACCACAAGGTACTTCTAATTATTATGGTACAGTGATTGAAAACTTTTCTAATTGGGTACAAGTTGACTATGCGTCGCAAATTGGTACTGCAAATACAGCAGTAGCGAAATATGAATCATTCTCAGGTGGAAATCCTAGTGGAAATACTGCATTATCTGAAGCTAAGGCTACCTTAGCTCAATTAGGCGCAGCATATGATACTTTAAGAAGTTCTAACGAAATCGACATTGCATTTGTATTACAAGGTAAAGGCGATGATGCTGCAGTAAGAGCAAACTATATTGTTTCTAATATTTGTGAAACAAGAAAAGATTGCGTTGCATTTATCTCACCATCTAAGGAAGCTGTTGTTGACGAACTTAAAATGAATGCTAAACTTACAAACGTAATTGCATATCGTAACAAGGTACAAAATTCGTCATACACATTCATTGACTCTGGATACAAATACCGCTATGATAAGTATAACGATGTATATCGTTGGACACCATTAAACGGTGATATGGCTGGATTAGCAGCTAGAGTTGAACCTTGGGAATCACCAGCTGGTTTCAGAAAAGGTGTAATCAAAAACGTTGTTAAGCTAGCATTTAACCCTAGCAAAACAATGAGAGATTTATTGTATGGTTCAGACATTAACCCTGTTATGTCTCAAGTAGGTCAAGGTATTGTACTATTTGGTGATAAAACTGGTTTAGGTCTAGCATCTGCGTTTGATCGTCTAAATGTTCGTAGGTTGTTTATCGCGGTTGAGAAATCTATCGCTACAGCAGCTCAAAGCTTCTTGTTTGAATTGAACGATGAATTCACTCAAACACAGTTTAAGAATATTGTAGATCCGTTCTTACGTGATATCCAAGGAAGGCGTGGTATTATTGATTACAGAGTAGTCAGTGACTCAACCGTTAACACTCCTGAGGTAATTGACCAAAATAAATTCCGTGCAAGCATATTCATCAAACCAGCCCGTTCTATTAACGTTATCGAATTAACATTCGTTGCTACAAGAACAGGTATTGAATTTGACGAAATTGTTGGTCAGTTAACTTAAATAAATAAGAATAGAAAATAGGAGAAAATAGACATGGCATTCAATATCAACCAGTTCAAATCAGAGCTCGTCGGTGGCGGTGCACGTCCTACCCTGTTCCAATGTCAAATCACTAACCCAATTGCTCCAGAAGCTGACATCAAAACTCCGTTTATGATCCGTTCAGCAGGTATCCCAGAATCAATTCTGGGGCAATTTACGGTACCTTACTTTGGTCGTCAGATCAAGTATGCCGGTGATAGAACATTTCAGGATTGGACCGTGCAGGTAATCAACGATGAAGACTTTGCAGTACGCAATGCAATGGAAGCTTGGTCAAACGCGATCAACTCACATGACTCTAATACTAGAGCATTGCCACAAGACTACAAATCAACTGGACAAATTACTCAGTTCAGTAAAGATGGTTCAATTCTTAGAACATATATCTTTGAAGGTATGTATCCAGTCGGTATCGACGGTATCCAAATGGATTGGGCACAGTCTGATACAATCGAAGAATTTGGAGTTACATTCCAATATGACTTATGGCGTGTTGAGGGTAATACCGGCATTCCAACTACTTAAATAATGAGAAAGTGAATAAATGAAGATTTTTGGTTTTGACATTAAACGAGACACAGATGACGGGGAGGGCTTTCAGCCTTCCTCTTTTGCTGAACCTCAAAATGACGATGGAGCTATCACCGTTGGTAACGCAATGGGTGGCTTCTATAGTACACTCTTGGATATGGAAGGCACTGCTAAAACTGAATCGGAATTGGTAACAAAATACCGAGGATTAGCACACCAACCAGAAATTGCACAAGCTGTTGACGAAGTAATCAATGAAGCGATTAGTGTAGATACAGATGATAAGGTTGTTGAAGTTCTTTTGGACGATACAGACTTACCAGACAAAGTTAAGAAAATAGTTATAGAAGAGTTTGATGGCATCTTGTCATTAATGGATTTTTCTACAACAGCTTACGAAACGTTCCAAAAATTCTATGTTGATGGTCGATTAAACTATCACGTTATTATTGATCCGGAAAATATCCCTGAAGGGATTAAAGAATTACGATATGTAGATCCACGTAAATTAAAACTTATTCGTGAAGTTGATAAACGTGAAAAGGATCCACATTCAGGTATCCCAGTTAAAAAAGTTAAATCAGAATATTATATGTATTCTGAAACAGGATTTGGATCAAACAAATCAAGCTCTGCAGGCGGTGGTACTCAAGGATATAAAATTGCTAAGGACTCTATTGCTAGAGTTACTTCAGGCGTAATGAATGAAAACAATTCATTGGTCTTATCATATTTACATCCTTCAATAAAGCCACTCAACCAGTTAAGGATGTTGGAAGATGCAACAGTTATTTACACAATTACACGAGCTCCTGAAAGAAGAGTCTTCTATATTGATGTTGGCAACTTACCTAAATCGAAAGCTGAGCAGTATTTAAGAGACATGATGGTTCGCCATAAAAACAAGTTACAATATAACTCGTCAACCGGTGAAATTACAGATGCTCGTAAAATGATGACTATGACTGAAGACTTTTGGTTTCCTCGTCGTGGTGGTGAACGTTCAACTGAAGTTGATACGATGGCAGGCGGAAACGCAGCTGGATTAACAGACGATACTAATATGCAATACTTCCAACGTAAATTATACAAATCATTAAAGGTTCCGCTATCGCGTTTAGAACCAGAGACAATGTATTCGTTTGGTCGTGTTTCAGAAATTACTCGTGATGAATTAAAATTTAGTAAATTCATTAAAAGACTAAGAGCGCGTTTTACGTCTATCTTTACGTCACTACTTGAAAAGCAATTAGTACTTAAAGGTGTTTTAACGCCAGAAGAATTTGCTGAAATTAAAAACGCTATTCGTTACGATTTTGTTCAGGATAACTATTTCCAAGAGCTTAAAGAAGCTGAAATTACTCGTGAAAGACTCAGTACTCTACGTGAAGTTGAAGAACATGTTGGCACATACTATTCTAGAGAATGGGTATTGCGTAACGTTCTTCGTATGTCAGAGGAAGAAATGGGTGACATGAAGGATCAAATCGAAGCTGAAGCCAAAGAAAATCCGCCGGAAGAGGCAGAAGAATAAAATGAGAACAATAAATTCATATAAATATATACAAACAAAATTAGGAGTTAAGTGATGAAAACGTTTAAAAATATCCTTAGCGAAGTTGCTCAGCCGAAATCTTCGGAAGAAAAAGCTTTCAAAGATTTACATAACCAAAAACCTGGGCAGCACCCTGTAGCTCCAGACAATCAGTTTAGCGGTGATATTGGAAAACCAAAGGCTGTACGTAAAGCGGATAACACACCAGAAAAAGCTGATGCTGAATACGATACAGCTTATGGCGATAAACCAGACCAAGAGCCTGTATTACGTAAAGGCAGAAAGTTTAGCCAGTTTAGAGCAAACGAATCAAAAGAAATGTCAAATATGAAAGCATTAGACAAAGCTTCTGAAACAACTCCTGAAGGTAAGAAAAAAGTTTCTCTTGCTAAAGCTCCTTGGGAAAAAGATAAAAATGAAGATGTTAACGAAGGTATTATCGGAAACATGTTGAATAAGAGAAAAGCAGCTAAGCAATTGAATACTGCTCTAGACTATCATAACAAAAGAGAAGCTGAACATAAAGATGATGCTGAACATAAAGCTAAGATGCCAACCGGTGGCAAAGACAAATATTCTGCTTCAACAAAAAGATTTATCAAGCGTAAAGTTAAATTCTCGAATGATGAAGCTAAGCATCACGCAAAAGCTGCTGGACACTTGAACAACGCTTTAAAGGCTAACAAAGATGGCGATCACGCAGGCGTTAAATCTGCTATGAAAGCTTACCATAAGCACCATAAGATAAAAATGGGTGTTCATCATGACTTACCACACACTTCTGACAAAACTGGCACATATGGTGGCACATATAAAGAAGATCTTTCTGATAAGGTTTCTGACATTGCATTTGGTAAGTGGAACGAAGCTTTAAGTGGTGGACAAAAGAAACTTGACCATAACAAAAATGGTAAAATTGATGGACACGATTTTGCTATCATGCGTGCAAAAGGTAAAAAAAAGACTGAAGTAGCTGAAACTACTTCTTCTGCGATGAAACACGGCGTTACTCAAACAGGACCAGACGGTAAGACTCGTACGGTTTTCAAAAAGACTAGAACAGACCAAACAGACGATAGAGGTCAAGATATTATTCGGCGTGAAAGCTTTTCTGAAATGTTAGACGAAGCTGTTAAAGTGGGAAACATGAGATTAAAAAATGGCAAAAACGTAAAGGTATCTAAACAAGATGCTAAACTGTTAAATGACTTTTATAAAAATCTTAATGCAAAAAACCGCAGAGACATGTCAAAGGTAATGATGAAAGACGAAGCAGGGTTTAAAGAGATCGTAGGGTTTGCCCGAGAAGCGTTATAAATAAAAAATTAAAGGATCTAAGATATGAGACTAATAACAGAAGTTGTAGAAGAATGCAATGTTGCCGTAGAAATGAACGAAGAAACGGGTAAGAAAACTCATTTCATCGAAGGTATTTTTATGCAAGGCGATATTAAAAACCGCAACGGAAGAATTTATCCGTCGCAGATTTTAGAAAAAGAAATGGTCAGATATAATGCTGACTTTGTAGAAACAAAGCGAGCGCTAGGCGAATTGGGTCACCCAGACGGACCTACAATCAACGGCGATCGCGTGTCTCATCTTATTACAGAGATGAAACGAGAGGGATCAAACTTCACTGGTAAAGCCAAAATTCTTGGTACACCAATGGGTGAGATAGTCAAAACATTTATGGACGAGGGTGTTAAGATCGGTGTATCTACCCGCGGATTAGGTTCAGTTAAAGCAACGAGAGATGGTATTATGGAAGTACAAAATGACTTTCATCTAGCCACTGTCGACATCGTGACTGACCCATCTGGTCCAAATTGTTTTGTAAATGGTATTATGGAGAATGCTGAATACTATTACGATATAGCTTCAGGTAACTGGATTGCTCAGGAACCTATTGAACAAGTTATTGAAGAAATACAAGAAGTAGTAGAAAAGCAAATTAGACGTGTTGTCACTAAAATCGATGAAGGCACTGCGTCTGAATTATTCGAGCGTTTTGTGAACTCACTTAGAAAAAGTTGAAAAATAATATTATTATAAATAATACTCATATAATACAAGTATCCAAATAAAAGGAGTAGAACATATGTCAAATGACTTAGACGAAAAGTTCGTCGAAAAATCTGGCGGAACAGGTGTTCCTGCGGCAGAAGTTATGGATCCTGCGACACCAGCAGGCGGCGTACATAAGAAGAAAAAAGCTGACGTAAACAAAAAGGTTGATCCAACAGCCGATAAAGTTGCACCAGCACCAATGCAAGCGGAAGAATCAGAAGTAGACTCTGATGAAATCGTAGAAGAAGTAATTGAAGTAGCAGAGTCAATCGCGACTATTTTCGAAGGCATGGATTTGTCTGAAGAATTTACAGCTAAAGCAACTATGGTATTCGAAGCTGCGGTTAACGAAGCGGCAACAGCCAAGGCTGACGCTATCATCGTTGAGAAAACAGAAGTTCTAGAAACATCAATGCAAACTGCGCTTGATGAATCAGTTGAACAGATGTTAGAAAATCTTGACTCATATCTTGACTACGTTGTAGAAGAGTGGATGTCAGAGAACGAAATTGCTATTGAAGCCGGTATTAAGGTAGAGATGGCGGAGTCGTTAATGGACGGTCTTAAAGGCCTATTCGAAGAGCACAACATTGATGTTGATGAGGAAACTCTAGACGTCGTTGCTGGACTTGAAGAAGAAATTGAAACATTAAAAGCAGACGCTAATAAAGCGATTGTTGAGAATGTTGAGCTCAAAAAAGCAGCTGATGCACAAACAGCGGCTGGCGTTTTTGCTGAAATGACTGAAGGTCTTACACTTGTAGAACAAGAAAGATTTAAAGTATTATCAGAAAAGCTTGCTTTCGATAATGTTGACAGCTACAAATCAGACCTTGCAACACTAAAGGAATCGTTCTTCAAAAAAGCGAAACCAGTAGTTGAGGAAGTCACTGAAGAAGAAGCAATTATCACAGAGGACACAGAAGTGAAACAACCACTTTCTGAGCACTCAACGATCAATGCTCTTTTAGCAGATTTGAACCGTAACTAAGTAACCCAATGAAAAACCTAACTTTTATAAATATATCCAGAATAAATCAACAAGGAGATAGAATCTAATGACTCAGTCAAACTATCAAGCATTAGTTGAAAAATGGGGTCCAATCTTGGAGCATTCCTCTTTTTCTGCTATTACAGACAACCACAAGAAATCTGTCACAGCGACAATTCTTGAAAACACAGAAAAAGCTTTAGCAGAGTCAGGCGACTTATCTGCTAACATGACAGGCTTGCTTTCTGAAACAGCTGCGAACGATGTAGGCACAGGCGGTTTCGCTTCTACTTCTGCTGCTGGCGGACCAACAGCTGGTTACGACCCAGTACTTATCTCATTAGTACGTCGTGCAATGCCAAACTTGATCGCATACGATATTGCTGGCGTTCAGCCAATGACAGGCCCAACAGGCTTGATCTTCGCAATGCGTTCAACACATACTAACCAAACTGCTGCTAACGAAGTATTCTACAACGAAGCAGATACTTCATTCTCTGGTGCAGGTACTCACTCTGCAAACGCTCCAGGTCAAGCATCAGTAACAACTGGTACTGGTATGGATACAGCCGATGCTGAAGCACTTGGTTCAACTGGCGACGCATTTGCTGAAATGGCTTTCTCAATCGAAAAAGTTACAGTAGCTGCTAAGTCAAGAGCTTTAAAAGCTGAATACACAACAGAGCTTGCTCAGGATCTTAAAGCCGTACACGGTTTGGATGCTGAAACAGAACTAGCGAACATTCTACAGTCTGAAATCCTAGTAGAAATCAACCGTGAATTAGTTCGTACAATCTACACTAACGCGGTACAAGGCGCGAGCGCAACGGCAACTCCGGGCACATTCGACTTAGATGTTGATGCTAACGGTCGTTGGTCAGTAGAGAAGTTCAAAGGTCTTATGTTCCAAATCGAGCAAGAAGCTAACGCGATTGCTAAAGGCACAAGACGTGGTAAAGGTAACATGGTTATCTGTTCATCTGATGTTGCTTCTGCACTTCAAATGGCAGGTGTCCTAGATTACACACCAGCTCTTAACTCTAACTCACTAAACGTTGATGATACAGGCAACACATTTGCTGGTGTTCTTAACGGACGTTACAAAGTGTATATCGACCCATATGCAGGCGCTAACTACATGGTAGTAGGATATAAAGGTTCATCATCTTTCGATGCTGGTCTATTCTATTGTCCATATGTGCCATTACAAATGGTTCGTGCAGTTGGTGAGAATTCTTTCCAACCAAAAATCGGCTTTAAAACTCGTTACGGAATGGTTTCAAACCCATTTGCAAAAGGTGCAACTCAAGGTACACCTCCGGGCGAACTAGAAGCAGACACAAACGTTTACTACCGTCGTGTAATTGTAAACAACTTGTTCTAAAAGCAAGATATCGGTTAACGATACTAACTGGGGAAGCTTTCGGGCTTCCCTTTTTTTATGCGAGATAGTCTGGGAGATATGACGCTTTAGACAAAAAGTCATTATATGAATCTTCGACTTTGTCTTGTTTGTAGAATAACCATTTGTGTATTCTCTGCCATATACTCTTTTCTACCATTGGATAACCAAACGAAAATACTATACATTCATAATGAGTATAGTTACGATTAGTTTGTATATTCCAAAATTTAGTAAGTTCTAAATCAGTATATGGTTTTTGTCTGCGTCTTTGTTGTGGTGCTTCGTTATATTTTTGGTCGTCATAAACAATGTGTAACGTTATACCACCTTCAGACCACCAAGGTATTTCATGGCACGGTCTTTCAACAGTGTTTATCGTATTATCGTACCAGTGGATATTACAATTAAGTTTATCTACTGATTCAATAAATTCTTTCTTTTGTTCTTTATTATTGAATACTACTCCAATATACCTATGCTTTGAGTCGTCATGCCCTTGGCAACTAGTAAATGTTAAATAACCTTTCGCGTGCAAAGCAAGTACACCCTCCTTCACACGCGGTTCTAGGTTTTGTTCAATAATATCAGAATATTGGCTTACAAAAGTACTAACGTAATTACCATCTTCATCTTGGAAACAATAAGTTCTTCCGTTGATTAAATGATCGTTACCCTTAACAAACATCGCGTAACGATGCCCATCTTCAGCTGAATTGAGTTGTGGCTCGTTTGATTCTTGCTGTTGATAATAAGGTACTGTAATTTCGTATTGAGGTCGCATTACATTCCTAATGCATCCATGTACAGTTCAGTAATAGCGTTTTCATTATCAACATCGTCACGATTACGTTTACGAATTGAAACGATTTTGCGTAGGATTTTTGCTTCGTATCCACGACCTTTTGCTTCAGACATTACTTCTCTAATTTGGTCAGCAACCGCTGCCTTTTCTTCTTCCAAGGTTTCAATCCGTTCAATAAACGCACGTAATTCGTCCGCTGTTACACTTGCTGTATCATTCATTATGTATTCCTTTTCAATTTGTAGTATTTATTGTAGGTCTGTTTGACCTCGTTTAATTCTGGATGACGATGTATCCATTGCCCTGTTGAGGAATCAAATTGTTCTCGAAAGAACCTATCCATTACCTCGTTACCAGTATCAATAGATGTATCTACTTCCAGACATTTCTTATCAAACTCAGCATCCGACATTATTTCAGAATTTTCAATTTCATAAGCATAAGCGGCTATACTGAGTTTGATGCGAAGGTGCGTCTGCTTTTCGACAGGCGAACCCCATTTAGTAGGTTTATCTTCTTCGTGAAAGAATGATTCTAACGACATTTATAATTTACCGTCTTCTCTCATTTGTTTACGGATTTTAGTAGCCGATATATCATGTATATCTTTACCTAAATCATGTTCAGTAAATGTATATCCAACACCACGGCCATAACTAATATCTACAATGTTTGGCACTTCAAGAATTAAATACTGGTTTCCATTGTAAAAGCCATGTGGGGCTAATCCTTTTTCAATATTAGCAATTACATCAATAATACCAAAAGGATTATCATCTTGTTTGGCAGTACGTCCTGCGCCTGCGTCACCTTCAAAATTAAACACGTCACGGATCATAATAACAACTTGACCTGTAACTGAATGTGCACGTTTAAACAGTTCAGTATGTCCATCGTGCCATGGCTGCCATCTTCCCAACATTTGTACTGTTGGCTTTTTATAATCAAACATCATTAATCCTTATATGTCTTGCGATAGCATCGGCTAAAGCTTCATCTGTGTTATCAAACCATTTTTCTACATGATAATTTACGTTATTAATAAGTGGTGTCTCAAACATTTTATTCGTATCTTTAAATCGACCTTCTTTAATAGTGTCCATCCATACAGTATAGTCAGCATCAAAAATAGCCCTAGTAACTTCAGTTGGACAAACAAAGTCACATATAACTGTACGATCATGATACTTTTCGTGGTTAGCAATAGATGCCATTCGATGTGCTTGACGATATCTTGCTGCTTCAGAAAATTCCCAGTCATTAGCCATACGACGTATTTCGTCTGCATTAAACCAAGCACATTCTAAACGTTTTTGTAATCGTTCGGCTAGCCAAGTTTTACCAGAACCCGGCAAGCCAAAAATCAATATTTTCATTAATTAGTCCTCATCTCCAAGATTAACGTTGGACTCTGTAACGATCAGTGAGCCAACTACAACGAATATATATAAAGAAACTATGCCTGCAAAAAACTGATAACCAGCAGACCAAATTAAATATGTTGATAATGCCATAACTGCGTTATGTAAAAATTTCCAATTAACAGGAATATGGTCAGCATATGATAATTCAACATCCCATGCGGGACTGAGTACTAAGATGCTTACTTTTACAAATTGAAACAGTGCGTATAAGATAGGTAATGCGCTAAGGAGTAAGTAATAGGGATCATCAAAATATTGATAGCCAATAATTCCACCGAGATGAAAGCCAATATAAATTAAAGTATAGTTCATTTGTTATATTCCACGAATAATCATTAAAGGATCTAATGCAATGAGGATTAGACCAAATACTAATCCCCATGCAATAACTTGTGCGTAAAGTTTAAGCATCAGCCATGTCTAATGCGACAGTCAATGCATCAACTTTACGTTTTGCGTTTCCACCAAACCATGCAGAAGCCATACGCGAGTCAGCTGAACGACCTAAGTTATGGTCAGTCATATATGTAACTGCGTTGTAGGCATTCCACCAAGTTCCGGGTGCATATTCGTGCCCAGGTTGATCCTCGACGATAGCCATCGCATCTTTAGCAGTACGAGCCAAAGTTTCTTTTTCCTTTGTGGATTTTCCAAACACAACACCAAAGAACTCAGTAAGTTTCTCATCAGTGTAACGTTTTGAACCAAGAAACTCTGCGGCATTTTTGAATTCCTCAACTTTATTGTGACCAATACCAAGGATTTCTTTTACACTTGCTGGATCAAACACTGAACGATGATTTACACGTACAGATGGTTGACCTTTTTCATGTAAAGCCACTGCTAATGTGTTGTTACAAACTACACGTTCCATAACAAATTTGATGTCAATGGATTTACCATAGATATGTGGATTAGAAAATAGTAGGTAACCTTTTACCTCATCTCCACCAAATAGTTCAAAACCATCTTGTACATCTGCTAATGCCCATACCAAACGTCCATCTTTAAGAGAACCTGCGGTATCCATTTGCATATCGCCACTTGATACGAATTCAGTAAAAAAGTCAAATGCATCAGCATTTTGAACAGGGTTCCAACCTTTACCAACTTGTGTTAGTACTTTTCCGTCAGTTGAACGAATAAGCGCTTTTTGACCAGTTGCTACAACATCGCCTTTCCAACGTGCAAAGCATTCTGATTCTTCAACTTCCCAGTCAAGACCAGCAGCTTTCATCATTTCTTGTGGTGACATATCGTCTGATACCGGTGTACCAAGACCATGCCAAGGTAGACCTTTACTTGCGCGGTAAGCCATCTGAGCTTGACCGTTAACCATTTCTAGTTCGTGAGACATTTCATTTCCTTTTCATTTTGTATATAACTAATATAACTGATTCTATTGAGAATGTCAATAGTTGTTTTCATTTTATTATCTAACTTCGTAACCAAGAACGTCTGCGACAAAATCTTTACCAAGATCGTTTGCAAATGCCACGATTAATTCTTCACGTGGTGCAGTGTCCATTTCATCAATATGTTTTGCTAATTTTTGAGGATCGGCTGCTTCATAAAGTGCGATAGCAGTGTCAACATCGTTTACATCGTCAATGTACAAGTTATGGAACTCGCCATAATTTCCAGCCAACTCAATAAGTTCGGCTTTAACAGCTTTTACGTTTGATAAGATTTCGTAGTTTAACATTTTAGTATTCCTTTATTTGTTGATTCTAATATACCAAATAAAATAGTAAATGTCAATAGTTAATTTCATTTCATACGAAATTAATGTACGGTTTGATTTGGCATTGGTAATGAGTCAATCATTTCCGTACCGTGATCTCCGTAACCAGATCTACATATGTCGTATATAGTAACAAATGAAGAATCAGAATAAGACTCTATTTCAGCAACGAAACAATGCTTTAAATGTGGTCTAATAAATTTGTGCATATATTCAAATGCTTCTCTGCGCGTCTTCCAAGAAACCGCTTGTGTTAACTCTAAAAAGTTATGTGCAGAAAACAACATTCCTACTCCACCCATTTCCTCATCGTTTCGTGTACCTAAAAATACACCGTCGTCTGGATCAATTATTATGTACTTCAAGTGGATACCCTTTAAACCCTTCCCACCAATATGGTGCTATTCTACCTTTTTGCCATACCGCGAATTCCTTAGCAGCATGATAATAATTACGATATGCCTGTACTGGATTACCTTCAACTTTACATTCTGGATAGTGGTTCATAGCTTGAGGGAACTCAGTCAAACCAATGTCTGGTATGTTTGTAGGAGGTGTAGAAAGGATATCTTTTAATTTGTTTATAGTCATATGAGTCTTTTTATACCTTAGTTGGAACTCATCAGAAAGCCCTAAAAGGTGCTCGTAGTGCCATATATAATTGGCCTTAGATGCCATCGTCCATACCGTACATGGATGTGCGTGATGAACAGCTTTATATAGTATTTCTTCCATGTTTCCACTGTTGTGAACATAGTATTTTACCATACGTTTGCCAGATTTTGAAGGTCGTTTTTCCATATAACCATCAAGCATACGATGTGCAGTGGACAACATTTGACCTGCCTCAACTATCATTTTTGAGCAGTGCTTGTCACACATCATTTGAGCCGCTTCGCGCGGCTCTTCTGATAAGACGAATATATTCATATTACTTTCCCATTATTTTATCATGCCATTCAGGGTTTTTGTTAGCAAGAATTGCGTGAGGAGTCATACCAAACAAGTAAGCATTTGCGTAATCTTCAACTGTGTGATTAGCAATAAGTTCTTTAAGAAACTTTGCTTTTGTAATCGGTCCTTTATATTTAAACCGAGCGATGAAAAGATCCTTACCTTTTCCAACGTTTGAAGGATGGATGCGAGGATGTGCTTCCCATACTGGACGACCTTCATAATCGCCTTGGTACATTAAGTATCCACCGTGGTAGCTGAACTTTGTTTTGTCAAATTTTGTCATAATATAGTTTCCTTATTGATTGATTCTAATATAACCAATTTCATAACGAATGTCAATAGTTAATTTTATTTATTTCCAAGAAGCTTCAAGTGCTTCAAAATTTGACAACATATCTTTCTTTTCTATCAGTAGTTTTTCCAAACTATGAAGGGCAGCAAATTTCTCATCAGCCGCCCCTTCGTTAATTGCTATTAACGCATTTTCAATAACTTTTATATCGTGTGCTACTTCAACCATTTTGATTCTCCTTTAATTTAGAATCAATATATCACAGTTTATAGCAGATGTCAATCTATACTACGCGTGGTTCTTGTGGTTCTTTAAAATGAATTCCAATCATGTCTAATACGTCTTGGTATTTTGCCATTTCTAAGATTTCTAATTCCATTGCTTCAAACACATCAGGATGTTCGCCAATACCTGCAGGGTTTGCAAGATATACTTCGACATTCATTTTATGTTTATCAATGTGACCTTGTGCATGTGAACGCATAGCTTCCAACATTTTGTTTCTATCAATCATATTATATTCCTTTTTGCTTTTTATATTCTTTACGTACTTTTAAGAAGTGTTCTAAATAATCATACGTGTTTACTTTAAAAACTTGAGGCTCTGAACCATCCACGGTAATCAGAATCACACCTTGTTTAATTGGTATGCCGGTTCGTTCATAAAACGCTGCGGCATAAAAGGATGCTTGGATAAAATAACTTGTAATCCATTCTTCCTTTTTTGGTTTGCGAGATGTTTTAAAATCAACGATAGATAGTTGACCATCAAACTCTGCAATACAATCTACTTGTCCCGCACACTTAAGGCGATCACTATATAGAAATTCTTCTTGGAACCAAACATTGTCTAAACGTTCATCCAAAATTGTTTTAAGATCATTAAACGAAGCGATGTTTGCAGGCATAGCACCTTTAGACCATCCTTCAACGTTATCAATATAATCTTCTGCTAATTTATGGACCGCAGTCCCTCGTGTGGCAGCTTGAGTAGAAATTCTATTTGCCTCTGCCTCACCGACACGTTTACGCCACTCAAGAATACCTTGTTTACTTAATATGCCAAGTACTGTGGTTATTGATGGATATGCTGATCCATCTGGCGTAAAATATCTTCTACCTGCTTCGGTAGTTTTACGTGTTAGTTTTGGGAGCACTACATCGTGCTCTACATGATTAAACATAATATAAACCTCAAGTTAATTTAAATCTATAATATCATAGATTCAATCAAATGTCAATAGTTTTATACTGCCTCAGCGTCCATTGCTTCTTGGTATAACGTTTTAATCGCGTCTGTCCAAACTGCATTGCATATTGCTTGTACTTCAGTGCTTTCGCCTGAGATGTCT